CGACCGTCTGAGGCTCTACAGCGGGAGGTTCACCCTCTACCGCAGCAGCAGCGGGAGGAACGCTGCCGTCCACTTTTGGCTCTAACTCTCGGCCCTTGAGCGCCGCATCAAATTCTTCTTGCGAAACCTCCCACGGTATAGTGTCCAGATACTTCCGCATGTCTCCTTCCTTGAGTCCAGAAGCCTTTTCTGTTCCCAATCCACGAGAGTTCCGAACCTCTTCCAATTCCGGCTGGAAAGACGCATTGAATAGGTCTGCGGGAGTTTTGTTCTCAACTTCAGCATCAAGGAATCCCCTCTGTCGGCCTTCCCCAACCAGATAATCACTTAAAGCATTCTTCAAGCGAGTTGCTTTCCTGTCGTGCATCGCCCGCCAAATGACTTCCACCATCCGGCTTGGCTCAGGTAATGGCGGTTCCGTGGAGAAGATGTCAGAGATCGCAAACACCTTGTTCCAGCGCATCCGTGGCGAGTCCCCTTCCAACCGCTTCCGTTCAGTCGCTGCCGCCGTTTCTACGGCTTCTTCAACAATGGATGTGATGTCCTTTGCGCCCGTAGTACGTAGCCGCGTCATCGGCCCAATAGCCTTCAAAAGAGCCTGATACGACTGGCTATCCCTGAGTGCTTCCAGCGTAGATGGGTTCTTGAGAACAGTGGACAAAAGCGCCATCTCTAGTTTATCTTTGCCGCTTTTTGTCAGTACCTCTATCCCATTGACGTTCTTGTTGAACCATTGCGACTTCTCGGCATCGGTGACATTGAGATACTTCCTCACCACATCGGCAAAGAATGTAGGGTTATCATCCATCGCCTTACGCGGCGTCTCAGCCGTATTGAATTCAGTGGCGATTCTTTCCAATACCCCAATGTTTCCCTTGGCTTCTTCGGCCAACTGCGACTCGTACAGCAACCGACCATGCGTAATGGCCTTGGCTGCTGCATCAATCGTGAACGATGCTCCTTTGTTGAATAAGTCTCCAAGTTCCGTTGCTCTTGCCAATGTTCCAATCGGATCGTTCATCATTCTTACAGGAATGTAGAGTTCATCTCCCATCGGAATCTGCATACCGTTTGCTTGTGCGAAGGCACGCACAGAACTTTGAAACTCATTCAATGCAATCGAGTCATTCTTGATGAGATCAAGATACTTCGCCATCCTCAGTAATCTGCGGTTGCCGCCGACTACATCGCCCCCAATATCAATGATTGATGGGCCTCGCTCCGCTCCCTTCCCCGGATCAAGATACTCATTAACCTTGTAATTCTGTGGCTGCGCGTCTGAAAGCAACTGTGTCCGAGTCTGCTCATCCGGTGGAACATCCTGCATCTGCTCAGGGTACTCAGGAGTTCTCTCTAGTTCGTTACCGTTCCAACGGAATGACACGGTAAGTTGTTCCGGCCTTACAAACTCCAGATGTACGGGAATATCCCCGGCATTGGTCAGTACAACACTTTCCGGGCCGACCGCCCGTACCTTCCCTGTAAACCCGCGTGACGAGATAGACGCCTTCTGCGGATACTCTCCGGGGCCAACAAGTTTTGACTTCGCCTTGGCTTGCTGTGCTACAGCTTTCTCGACAACTTTCTTCGACTCTTCGGCCTTGGCAACTGCCTTATCAATTTCTTCTTCGGTTACGGTAGAAGACGGCTCAATTGCTTCAAGCACATCCCTTACCGCTACAGACGTTACCGCTTCCGTGCGTGTTTCCGCCGCTGCTACTTGAGCCTGCGCTTCCTCTGGAGTCTTAGGCTCAGGGTCTTGAACCTTGCCTTCCGCACGGTCTTTGACTTCTTCTACCAGTTCCTTCTGGTGAGTCACATACGGCGGTTCCCCCTCGGGAACACGCTGGTTCCGCTTGAACTCCAAAAAGTCCTCAGAACTACCGAATCCCATCTCGTATGCCGCTTGCTCCATGTCCGCAGCATTGCCGTACCCAAGTTCGTAAGCAGCCTGCTCAAGCCGATTCGACCGGAGATATTCCTCGGCGCTTCCAAAGCCCGCTTCATGTGCCAACGTGTCGAGTTGTGCTCTTGCCGCTTCCCTTGCGCTTGGCTGAGTGGGTGCTTCACCTTCCGGCCTACGTGCTCCCTTGGCGCGAAGGTAATCTTCGGCGTTGCCATACCCTGCTTCATACGCCAGTTCTTCCAGATGCGCTCTGGTTACATCTCGCGGATTTGGCCCTGCATAATCACTGCGATTCAGGTTCCTCAACTTCTGAATATCTTCGTAGCTCGACTTGCCGTACCCTACCCTGCCCGACTGAGCCAACTGCATAGCTTGGTTCGAATAGAATCCGTCCTTCATCAACGGAATTGGACTGCCGCCGTTATCAGGCCGCAACATCCCGGTAGCATCCAGCATCCAGCGAACGCCACGCTTTGAGATGATGTAGTCGCCGGAACGATAGACGTGATGAAGATTGTTCTCTGTCTCGTTGCGAATCAGTAGTGCAGCGTTGTCCAGAACTTCCTTCACATCTTCTTCCGGCATAGCCGTACCATCGTCAGACGGCTTCCGAAGTTCTGCTTCCAGTTCCTCCAAGTGCTTTGCAAGATTCGTTTCGTACAACGGGCCAGTCAGTTTGCCTTTTCTTGCGGCCTCGAACACATCTGGCAATGTCACCTTCTCAGCAATTCCGGCCTGCCGCTGTGCGTCCTTGGCCGTGAGTTCGCCATACACTAGCCCGCGACGAATTGCTTCAAGGTTCTTTACGTCATCAAGTTCATGTGCCGCGTTGCCGGACTCGATGGCCTTATGGTCAGCCAGAAGTTTCGCAGACGACAACCGCGCAACCGTGGCGGCAGTCTCAGGGTCGGAAGCAAGGTACGGATGGTCAGTCGATTCGACAAAGTTTCCATCACTGTCCAGCCACTCCACTCCACGCGGAGACTTGCGATAGATCGCCTGTCCACCTGTTTCAGATGAGACTCCAAACCTGTTTTCTTCTCCCTGATAGTTGACAGGAAATTCTACGTTCTTGCCGTCACCAATGACCTCAACTTGACGTGAGTATTCCTCTGGATGCTGCTCTTGACCGCTTTCCCGCTGGCTCTGAATTTCTGATCTGCGGGTGTACAGTTCCTCTCTGCGAGTTTGGAACTCCTGCGCGGCCTTCGACCGTACCTTAGCTTTGACCTTCTTTCCTTCGGTGCGGGATTCCTTAACCGCTTGCTGTCTCGACTCCTGCTCCTGCTGTTGCGCCTCTTGCTCCTGCCGCCGTGTCTGTTCCTCTTGCTGGAAAGCCTCGTGCCGATCCCGCGCCTCTTGCTTAATGATTCTCAGCCCTTCGAGGATGGCATTCTTGCGGGCTGCTTCATACGCTTCCGGCTCAGTGAACTTGAACTTATCGTCCACGTCCTTCAATGACCGCTTCACGGCATTAGGATCACGCGCCTTTTCAACCGCGTCTCCGTAATACCGATTCATCGCGGCTTTGTGTTCTTCTGCGCCGTGAAGTTCGCCAGCCCCAATCAACGTGGTGAACCCAATTCCTTGTAAAATCTTCTGCCACGCCATCGCCGTTTCTTGCGGAGTCTTGGCGTTGTATAAATCCTTGCCTCCCTCAATGGATTGCTGCATCGAGTTCGCCATGAACCCGCCGCCCGAAACCTTGAACATGGTCTGAGCACTGCGTATCCACTTCTCAACCTGCTGCACTGCTGCGCGTGTGGCCGCTACGTCCTTCTCGGCTTGAGCAATCAACTCAGGATTAGCAAGCCGACGCGCCTCACTAAGCAAATCAAGAGACTTTGTTGCGGCCTCAGTTGCCTTGCCGAACTGTGCCGTCAACGGTCCAAGAACGCTGCTCGATGCCCCCATGCCGATCATTAACGGGCTAGTGAAACTTGCGGCCTGCTCCGCAATCGAGGAATCCTTTGAGCCGAAGAATCCGAGCCAGAACATCTGCGATGGAGTCATCCCGTACTGCTCTGGACGATTCAGAACATCTTCAATCTGATCTTGCGTGTAGCCTGTGATGGCGCGAGTAAAGAACTTCTGCGTCCCGCCCTTCTCTCCAAAGTCCTGAGACATACTCTGAGGCATAATCATTTTCAGAGCATCGCCAACAGGCTTGAAATCGCCTACTGCCGTGTTGACCGTTTCCCAAGCATTCTTCGTCTTGTCCAATATTGGACTACTTCCGGGGAGAGCGCCTTGCGGCCCCGCTTGACCGCTGACAGGCTGTTCTTGGCCGGACGGACGTACACCCGGAAGCGCACCTGAAGCCTGTGCCGTAGGTGGAGTCATCAACCCTTGGGTCTTGCGTGCTTCTGTTGACGCACGGTGGCTCGACATCTCTTGAGGCGAGACTAATACCGCGCCATGAGAAGCAGGATCAAAACCTTCCTTTGTCTTTACCGGAGTTGCTCCGAGAGCTATCGGATCAAAGGCAGATTTCTTCGCCGGAGTCGCACCGTACTTTAGAGGATCGAATGGTTCGGCCATTACTATTTATATCCATTTTGCGTAAAGATCGGCACCTTGTCTTGTGGAACATAGTACGCGTCCCCGTTCGGGCCAGTCATTAAGACAGTCCCCGGTGGAACTTCTTTTTGGCCTTGGGGATTATTTTCACCCTTGTGGAAGGCTCTTTCATTCTCCTGAATCTTCGCGTTGTAGGCGTTCTCCAAGTCCTTCTGCGCCTTCTCCTTATCCGCTGGTGTAGCAAAACTCTTGAGGTTCAATGCAGCAAGTTTATCCGTGTAATCTTTGTATGCCGCCTTCGTGCCAGCGTCATGTGCTGCATCTCTCTTCTGTGCATCGACAAACTCCGCCCGCGTCTGCTTCTTCGGTGCCGCAGCCTGCCCCGGTCTTGGAGTCATCGGGCCTTTCGCTACTGGAGCCTTGCCACTCGCCTGCTTAGGATAGGACTGCATCCCGCCAGAAAACTTTCCAAATTTTCCTGCTTGTGCATCTTCGTGGTACTTCTTCGCATAGGCATTGGCATCGTCAATACTCTTGAACTTGCCCATGTGTTGCCCAGTCTGTTTGTAGTGCTGCCATGCTTCATCTACGGAATGAACCTTGCCATCATAGATACGCGGGAACAGGACTTCCATCCCGTCCTCTTCTTTACTTGCCGATAGAACCGTTCCAGTCGTATCCGCCTTGATTGCTCTTGTATCAACTTCAGAACGATTGTTCCATTGAATATTTCCCGGTACTGCTGGAGCGGGATACCCCGGACCTGATGGAGCCTGATTGCCTTGTGCTCCTGATTGCCCTCCCGCCGCTCCAATCGGAGCAATCCCCGCTGGCGGCTTTGGCTCTGGTACGCCTCTCGTAGTCGAACCCGTAGTCGTGCGGGTTCCGCTTGCATCAACCGTCGTTCCACTCGTCGTAGAAGTCGTTTGCGGTTGCTTCCACTGCCACAAATCGTGGATGTACTGATCAACCCTCGGGTCAATATTCTTTGGATCAAGGCCGTTCTGCCGGATGTAATCAGCCTTGAACGCTTCCTCCCCTTTAGGGGCGGTTTGCTGTCTTTCGTTGACAAGGTGATACCTCGAACCCGGAGGCGGAGCTTCTCCCTCTCGTAGAGGAATAGTGTCCGTCCCATTCGTCCAATAGCGATACTTCCCTTTTACTTCCTGCTGCTCATTGATTCTTTCATCCCTGCGAGCTTCCGCCTCTTCAAGTTTCTTCCTGTCAGCTTCCGGCATCGCATCCCGAGCAATCTTCTTTTGCTCAGGAGTCATATCCTTCTCTGTAGCGTGAGCCGACGCTATCACATTCAGATCGCTGATCGCTTGATCTTGCTGCGAGATTGTGTTCTGCGCTTCTCGTAACTTCAGAGCATTGGCCTGCGTGTCCGGCGTCGGCCCCGGCTTATTCTTCCCCATCTTCCGAGTCAACATCGCAAGGTGTGGAACTAGATGAGGATTCGCAGCGAAAAAGTCCTTCACGCTATCGCCCAAACTCATCGGCTTTTGAGTGTCGTCTTTGCCCTTTTTACCGCCTTCTCCTTTGGTCTCCTCGGTCGCCTGCTGCCCGCCTTTGGACTTCTTCTCAGGGACAGCATACTTCTGCATGTTCTGCGTGTTCTTGTCGTAAATACCCGTGTAGCTTTCGTACAACGCTTTCGCTTCAGGAGAGTCTGGAGTTTTTCCAGAAGCCAGCGCATCCTGATAGTTCTTCCAAGCGGTCTGCTCCATCGTTTGCCCGACTTGCAATTCCGTTTGCGCTTGAGCGTACTTTTTCTGTTCCTTGATCGCGTGCCCTTGGAGAAAACCCTTCATCAAGGCATCCCCAATCGCCATCTTCCCCCCGGCCTTCGTGTAATTGACAGGCAATGCCCTCGGGTCTGGCGGCTTTCCCCCGCCCATCTGCTCTGCCGGAACCTGTACGAGCGGAACCGTACTCTGGTAGGGATTGATCTCGATATTCGGTGCATTAACAGCCATCTTGATCCTCCCTTCCTTAAATCGTCGCTAGAGCCGACATGCCGCTGCCCGCCATAGAGCTAAACGCTCCGAGCGTAGTCGCTTTTTGCTCTTGGTTGATCTGCTGGATTTGGCCGTACTGGTTCGCCGCCGAGTTCATTCCTTGTAGGCCAATCGATGTAGCCTGATTTCCCTGCCCTACGTTCTGCCCGCCCAAACTCGCAAGCGATGGGAAAGCGCCCGTGTAGCTCCCTGTCGTCAACTGCGAGATTTGCGCCCCGGAAGTTAGATCGGATTCCTCTAACGCAAGGTTCCGCTCCCCGCCCTTCGGGTTGTCGGCAATAATGTTTTTCTTCGCAGAGTTCGCGTTCCCCGTAATCTGTTGAATCGCTGGGGCATTAGCCCTTGCCAGCGCCAGAGGATCGCCGGAAGCAAGTTTCCCGTAATAGGCTTCTGACTGCTCAAGTCCGGGGAGCGCAAGGTTGAACAGAGTCGAACCCTCTTGGGCGCTCTGCTTCCCGGTACTCGCCATTACGTCCGCGAGGTTGGCTTGCGATGCCTGTAGTTGAGCGTCCTCGCCAGCTTGTGCTTTTCCCATAGACGCAAGGCTCCTGTGAGAAGCCTAACGCACCTAATGTTTTGTTTCTACGGGATTTTAGTTTCGTCGGCGGTTTTCTGTTCGGCAAACCAACGGTCAAAGCCGGGGATGTAGTCCTCTTTCCTCAAAATCATCACTCTCGCGTCTACAAGTTCCCCGTCAATGTAGTGCCAACTCGGAACTATCGCACATTCCTTGAAACCGAGTCGTAGCGCAAAATTCCTCGCGGCTGTGTTCGTCACCACTTGCAGCCCGTGGAGCACGTCAATCCTCAGAGCGTTAAAAGCATACGCTACGGCCATCCTCGCCAAACTCCTTGCCGAAGATCGCTTGGATGCCCCACTGAAAAACGCTTCCCCACACTGACACGCCCTTGCCCCGTCTTGTCCTCGCGGCATGTCAACCCACGAGAATCCTACCGGGACGATCTTCTCGCCTTCCAGTTCGGCCAAAATCTGAACCGTCTTGAGACGATCAAAATATGCGATAAAAGAGTCCAGATTCTTGTTTTCCCCGCAGAAGCAATCCGCGATCTTGCCTTCTTCTTTGAGTTTGAAGTAGAGCATTGGCAACATGCCGTCACGGTACACGGCTGTACCGTTCATGTAGGGTATGACAGCTAAATCCTTGGTCTGATAGTAGCTCCAATGCGTGTTGTCGATCACGCTTCCCTCCGCTTCTCCGCGCAAATAGTACACTCACACGGCGATCTCCCAAAACCTCGAACCAACCGCTTGCCACTGCACTTGTTGTGCGCCCCCCTGCGGCATCGGTCACACCACTGTTCCCTCTTGGCTGAAAACTGCAATTCCCTAAAGGACAAACCATTCGGAAGAAGGCTCATCCAATTACCTTGCCCTTTCGGGCCTCCAGCGCCGCCGTCAACGTCACATTCGCGCCCGTCAGTGACTTGTGCTCCGCAACAACCCACGCCTCAAACTGAGCAATGTCCCCACCAAACCGATTCTTGAAAGCTATCGCATCAACCCCATACGTCATCACCGGGCCATCCCAAGAATTATTACCGTCAACCGTGTGCGACTTCACGTACACCGTAATGTGCCCGGTTTTGGGATTCTGCTGGTAGTCCTCAATAATTATTTGTGTCTCTGCCGCCATCTCGCCTCCAGTCCAAATTTTGGACTAAAAAAATGCTCCGCTGGCCGGACTTCCGACTATCGGACTTCCCCCGCCGCCGCTCTGCGCTACCTGCCCACCACTCGCCGTGACCACCACGACCGCAACAATCTGGAAACCGTCAAGATTTGCGTTTAACCGATTTTGAGGCGTGTCTGACAAGTACGGGCCAAGCAGAGAAACGTAGTTCTGACGCTTCTTTACTCCGTAGTACCAAACCCCGTTGACCTGCACATACCCGCCAGCCCCGCTGACCGTTCCTAGAGGCGCTTGATACTCCAGAACCGCCCCTCCAGAAGACGATGACGTAAGCTGATACGGCCCGTTGAACCCGGCTGGATTTACTCCGAAGATGGTCCCTATATTCCCTGCAACCAATCCCGAGGCCGCGCAGTTCACGGTCACAAGATTGTTGACTGCCGCGATTGTAACGATTGCGTACTGAGCCGGGAAACTAAGGATGTCGATCCTGCCACTCAACTGAACCGTGCTTCCGTCTGCAAACGTGAGGATGCTTGCCGGAGTCGACACGGTTACAGATGAACCACCGTTTGTCAGGATTGGGATGATCTGGTTTGCGTTCGGAACCGTGGAAGGAACGTCATTCAAAAAACTGCTCGACTGTTCCCGCTGGCCGTTGTGATTCAGTATCCGGTAGCCAGCCATTGCGTTCGCGCTCCCCGGCTTCAACTGCTCTTTCAAAACCGGAGCCGAGTAATTCTTCGCGGCCTCGCCCGAAGATAGAGCGTCTGTCACTTCTACCGGAGCGCCGACATTCGTAATCCGGTTTCCCCCGAGGTCAATATGGTTGGCAACTTTTATTGGCCCTGAGTACCCGAGAAGAGAATTTACCCGATCAATCAGGGACGAATAGTGCTGGTTGAATACCGGATCAAGCCCGGAGAAGTCTAGCTTGGCGATCTGGTTCGGAACTGACATGGGCTAATTGTACATCATGTTGGCATAATCCATGAAATCCAAAATTTGGACTGCTTTCAACTGGTCAAAAAACGAATGATAGCAGCGGAAACAAGCCGAATGATCTTTGTCCCGGCGTGGATGGTGATTCTTCCTACTCTGAAAAACTGGACGATGCTGCCCGCATTCCGAACAAAGCCATGCACGACACATAAGAGCCTCGCATCATAGCTAACATCGTAGCACTAAAAGAGTGGAGCGGGAGACGAGATTTGCACTCGCGCCAAGAGGATGGAAGCCTCTTATGCTGCTTTTACACTACTCCCGCAAACTTTGGTCGCTCAGGTTGGCCTCGAACCAACTACCTCGCCCTTATCGGGAGCGGGCTCTTCCTGTTGAGCTACTGAGCGTCTTGTGATGTGCGTCCTTATCCTATGGCAGTTCGCACATAACAAATCTCCATATGTTGTGGTGCGGAAGGAGGGACTCGAACCCCCGAGTGTCTGGGTGTAGACCAGATGCCTTAGCCGCTTGGCGACTTCCGCATGGAGCAGCCGACTGGACTCGAACCAGCCTCAATCCATCTACTCTTACCGGATTCGGAATCCGGGGAGATACGGCTGCAAAACTTTGGAGCGACCTGTCGGACTCAAACCGACATACTCTTCGTTAGGACCGAAGTTCTCTATTCAATTGAGATAAGGCCGCAAAACTGGAGAGCCTACTGGGAATTCAACCCAGATTCATTGCTTAGAAGGCAAGCGCCCTATGCGTTGGACGATAGGCTCTTGGTGGGTCGCCGGGGAATCCAACCCCGTCCCGGCTCCTTAAAAGGGAGTGATGCAAGCATTACACCTGCGACCCCAAAATGGTGAGAGCGGTGGGCAACGATCCCACAGCCTTCCGGGTAAGGGCCGGGTGCTCCGCCGATTGAGCTACGCTCTCATGGTTGCTCTGACTGGATTTGAACCAGTGATCTGACGATTATGAGCCGTCTGCTTTAAGCCTCTAAGCTACAGAGCAATAAACTTTATGGCAGGGACACTCGGACTTGAACCGAGAAAAACGGTTTTGGAGACCGCTGGTTTGCATTGAGCCTATGTCCCTACATTTCTCAAAGACCAAACAAAACTCCCGGCCTGAGCCGAGAGTCTGGGTGAAACCAAAACTACACTCAGACCCTCAAGACACGACTCCCCGCCCCATCCACTTAATCCCGATGGTTATGGTTCTGACGTGTTTGACGGTCTGAGTCATTGCCTGTTCCTGCTGTTGAGCACCCTTCGTAGTAAAGACAGCCTACATCACTTCTCGGAATCCTGCAAGCGTTCATATTCGACAATGTAATCAACGCACGCTTCGCTCCAGCCGTCAAGGTGTACCCATGCCTTGTAGCCGATGCCGTTCTGGTAGCTGGCTACGTTGATGAAGTACCCCTTCTTGTCCTTTCCGGGGCCACTGATCGACGTGTGCGACTGCTCATCGGTAATGACAATGCAACGGTCGTATCCTTCCTTCGTTGCCACTGCCAAGGCCGCTGCGGTGTCCGTGCCGCCTCTGTGCTTCGAGGACGTGATTGCATCCCTCAAAGCAAACCCGCGTCGAGGCGGAATCAAGCCTGCCGTTGAGCCGAATACAACGATCTGTACTTCCTCGCAGACCTCGCGCAAAAGCATTGCCAGAGCACACGCCGCATCCACTCTCCGCAACTCCGACTTGCCGGAAATCTTATCCGACATCGAACCTGAGTTGTCTACTACCAGAACCGTCTTTCCAGCCAACTTCTCATGGCCTTCCAGACACTTGAACATCGCCTGCTCAAGTTCCGGTTCCAGCGTTGGAGCATACCGCGCAGCCGTGATGAACCGAAAAGGCAATACCCGATCAGTCTTCATGGCTCTCAGACCCTTACGTATAGCTTCCACGTCCACTCCGGCCTGCTGCATATTGCGAAGGTTCCGCAGCAATGCCAGAGCACCCAACTTCTCTTCCGCCAGCAACCGCGTGAACGTCTCTTTCTTGTCGGCCCCGCCGCTCAACTGCACTTCCCATGTATCCGGCGATTCCAACGTCTTGTCGGCCAGTTTCTTCCACACTGCGGCCTGCTCTTGATCCTTCGGCTTTGCATGGACAAGGAACAACACATCCCGCAACTTCACTGCCGCCGAGTCAGCGTTCCACTTTGCCAGAGCGTATGCGTCGAACTTCTGGAACGCAGCCGCGAGTCCCTTCTTCATCTGCGCCGTGAGAGACTGCTTCTTCTCTTTCCAGTACAGCGAGATCAACTCACCCATTTCGTCCGGCCTCTGAACGACTTCGAAGATCGCACCTGAAACCACAGCACGAGTCTGCTTTGTTGCCGCCCGAATCAGAGCGACTAACAGCACCAAAGGAACATGGCGAAGTTTGAACTTCGTTCTTGCTTCGACTGCAATGTTCGCCACGGTTTCCGCGCCGTCTTTTTGCTTCAGAATCTCTGCGGTCGTACCCTGAATCCGCTTGGCAATGGATTCTCCATCCTCGTAGAACTCGTCTTCCCACAAGAGGCAAGACATGACGCTCCGACGAAGCTGCTCAACCGGGTTTGCAAAGACGGCCACTGCCCCTTCATGCGTGTAAAGCAAAACTTTCTTTTCTTTTGTATTGGTTTTCACACTACCCTCCTTACAACAGAAAAGCCCCGCGTCAGCGAGGCTCTCATTTATTCGGGGGAACAAACGGCACAGGAACGTAAGCGTTTTACCGTTAAACTACGTCATCCGAAGATGCCGGAGAGATTCGAACTCTCAACACTCGCTCCAAAGGCGAAGTACCTGTTACCTACGCCACCCGAACATCTAAGAGCCGAGAACATGTGCAGCCGGAGGTTTATCTGGAGCCAGTGTTTTGGCGGCTCTGAAGTATCCGACTACGGCACTACGGCTCACAACTAAAGGCCGAGAACATTTGTAACGATTTTGCCCTACCAACTAGGGCGTCTCTTGATTGCTCAGGAGACTGGAATCGAACCAGTGATGAAATCGTTACTACCACTACGGCTCAAACTTTAGTCTCCGGGGAACTCTCGACTTCGGGTATCCCTTTCGGGATTCGGTTTAAGCAATCGAAGTACCCGCCGTCTTTCACCACCGGAGCAATCTATGTCGAGAGAACAAGCGCCACAGTGTTTTTTCTATTGGAGAGAGAAGTAACTGTGACTTCACTACTCGACAACCTCATTACAGCATGTTGGCAAATTCCTGTCAAGCATCCTGCAAAATAATTGTGGTCACCCTGGAAGAAATCGAATCCTCGTCTCGACGTTCGTAGCGTCGTGTTCTATCCGTTGAACTACAGGGTGAAAGATGGTCGGGGTGGTGAGAATCGAACTCACTCGACGTTAGAACAGATCATGTTCTATTCTATGGCAATTGGCACATAGAATCTCACACTTCCCAATCTCCTCCAGTATCCTCTCTCTAGTCCATCCATCGCGTAAAGCGTTGGCAATAGCAAGAACCTTGGACTCCTTATCTTTATGATGGAAGTCAAGAGCGGCTGGATGGTTGAATCCACATCTCGCGCACTTCATTTCTGATTTCAACTCTCGAAGCCAAATCCGTTTAGATACCCTACGCCGAGCAAGCCTAATAACAGATTCCTTGTTGTATTGAGACTTGTTTTTCTCGTACCAAGTTCTCCATGCGGCGTTCTTTTGATCTTGCCTTTCTCGCTCTGTCCTTCTCATGAAACCGATTATACGTCTTGGGATCACTGAATAGTATCCTAAAATATTGGTCGGGGCACCGGGAGTCCAACCCGATCCACATGCTCCCAAGGCACGGATGCTGTGCGTCACACTCTACCCCGATATTTAAGTCATGATCCCAAATCATGCGGCCAGCCTTTAGCCCACACCCCGATGGTGGTCTGTGGAGCACTCGAAGCTCCCTCTCCGCGTCTTCAGCGCGGCGCTACGCCATCTCAGCTAACAGACCAAACTTTGGTGGACGTGGCCGGGTACGATCCGGCGACCCTAGTTTGCAAGACTAGAATGTTCCCATCTACACTACACGCCCATTAACTTGTCAAAGAACTTTGGGGTAGGTAACGGGAATCAAACCCGTGTGTCGAGGGCCACGACCTCGCGTCCTGTCACTGAACGATACCCACCATAAAATCATTAGGCTAGGGTCGGCCTTTTAACACCCTATTTCAAATCCAACATTGGGCCTTGGATCACCTAATCTGGAGCACCCGGACGGATTCAAACCGTCTTCCCCTCGCTTACAAGGCGAGACATCATCAGCAATGCTTCAGGTGCCTACAAACGTAAACCTCTTGTCACCTTCGGAATCGACGTACAAAAATCGACTCCACTCTTGAACGCCCATTCCGATACTCCGCAGCATGAACCTGCTCGTGTGTACGCTGCTTGGAAGTGGCCGACGAATCAAAGGCATTCCTGCTTCCTCTGGCGTCTGGTCGTCCTTCCTCTGATTACAGTCTTTGCAAGCCGCCGTCAGATTCTCCCAAGTGCTCCTCCCGCCTTGCGCCTTCGGGATGATGTGATCCAGCGTCAGATGCTCTCCTGAAAACTTGTGACCACAGTAATTGCAGTGATACCCGTCTCTCACGTAAATGTTCTTCCGAGTAACAATCTGCATCCGAACCGGGACGTGACGATAAACCCGCAAGCGAATCACGCTTGGCAAGTACACGCCCGGATAAATCATCCTGTCCGTTGCTACCTCTACTACGGCCTTGCCCTTCGTGAGCAACGTGAGAGCTTTACGGACAGTAACTATCCTTATGGCTTCGTAGCTGGCGTTAAGCAACAGCGTCGGAGTCCGCATTAAGTTCATCACGTCAATCCTTTCTGGAGCTACCGGGGTTACTCGAAAACCCAACCTGTCGCTTACGAGACGACCGCTCTACCACTTGAGCTACGGCAGCACATCTTTGGAGCGGGTTAAGGGAATCGAACCCTCGTATCGGCCTTGGCAAAGCCGCACTCTACCAACTGAGTTAAACCCGCAAAACTTGGCAGGGACGCTCAGAGTCGAACTGAGATAAAACCCGATCCAAAGTCGGGTGCCTGACCGCTCGGCCACGTCCCTACAATTATGGCTCCCCGCGAGAGATTTGAACTCCCATAATGACCTTCAGAGGGTCACGTCCTGCCAATTGAACGAACGGGGAACATAAATGGCTCAGGCGGCAGGACTCTAACCTGCATTCCCTTGCGGGCACTTCGGTTAACAGCCGAGGCCGATAACATTCCGGACACACCTGAATAATCATTTGTAAAAGATCAAAGCCTCCAAGCCCTTGTTCCGGCTTGGAGGCTTCTCAGTTTTTCCGCTCATCTGCGGGAAAAAATCTTACTGAGTCCAAGCCAACACACAATTACCTTGCGGCTGCGCCGTTGGGGTAAATCCGCGATGTGTGGCTCGTGTTCTCATGTAAGCAACTTACCTGAATTCTCTTTACCTGTCAAACACTTTCCCAATATTTATTATTCCTGCTCTAAGTCGAGCATACCCATCTGGGTGAATAAGACCACATCCAAGATTACCAAGCAGGTACATATCTCCGGTAGCGTCCACTTCGTGCCAGTTATGTTTTTCTTTCCGCCACTTCTTCTGAATCCGAACTCGCTTGGATCGTGGAAACCTAAACTGTTCATTGCGGGTCTTAGGCATAAACGGATCGGCCATGACCTTAATGCCACTAAAGGTGCCGGACAACATATTCGGAAAGTCCATTTTCCCTCTCGTAACCTTGGCGTTCCTGATCGGATTTGAACCGATGTTCCCGCGCTGAGAACGCAGTTGCCTAAGCCGGACTAGCAGACAGGAACGCAATGGTAGGGTAGATGAGAATTGAACTCATATTGTCCTGAGTGAAAGTCAGGGTTCCTATTCCATTTAGAAGACTACCCCAAAACTTTTTGCAGTGAGCAGGTTTTGTGTCCCTGCCTTAGAGCGTAAGTAGGTGTTTCACCATCCCCCGCGTAGCTTGCTTTCGCATTCTCAGCCGTAAGACCGTCACTGCAAAACTTGGCGAGGATGAGGAGATTCAAACTCCCGACTTCCAGCGTGACAAGCTGGCGCTTTTTCAACTAAGCTACATCCCCAAAATTGGTTGCTAGGGTGGAAGTCTAATCCACTGATTTTCGACTTATGAGGCCGACGAGCCAACGTTGCTCCATCCCAGCTACAAAGCATATTACCGATACTTCTAAAATGGTGCAAGTGGGAGAATTCGAATCTCCAGCGTTCCCGTAAGGAATCTAGTTTTACAGACTAGCGCAGCCAACCGTATCTGCCTCACTTGCGTGTCGCCTTCTACTCCGTGCTTCACTGCGGCATAGTCGGCATTCCGTTTGAACTCCACGTCTCTTTGTCCGATCCTTCGTGAACTCAGAAACTAATGCAAAATGCTCCCCTTCACAACACCATGCCATGCCCGGAGGATCAATTATTCGCAAATGAGCATTCACATCCATCTTCCGAAGGTCTTCCTTCGTTTTCTCTAAATGACATAATGAACATAACACTTGGGTCTTGGAAAGTTCTTCGTCTCTACGAACCTTCGACCATGACCATATAGCATGAGTTTCTTTTGTCAGTGGATCAATATGGTCGAGTTCTAAATTTTTTCTTGATCCACATCGAACACATTGCTTTCCTCGAAAATAAGATTCCCTCCGCTCGGCAATCCACTTTCTCTGGTAAGCCCTCATGTACTCCCGTCTTGACTGATAAGTTGAAGACATGGCGGAAGTATATCACATGAACACTGGCGGAGACGGAGTGAGTCCAACACTCAAGTCCTTTCGGCACGTCCGGGTTCAAACCGGGTGGGCTTTGCACATGCCCAACGTCTCCAAACTGGCGGAAGAGGAGAGGAACGATCTCTCAGTACCTTTTGGTACGTCCGATTTCGAATCGGGTGGGCTTGCCAGCCTTGCCCAACTCTTCCGTGGCGGAAGTGGACGGGTACGATCCGTCATGTCCCTTTCGGGTACGCCTGCTTTCCAGACAGGTGAGCCACCAATTGCTCAACACTTCCATAAATGGCGGAGACGGCTGGGTACGATCCAGCAATACCATTTAAGGTACTCTCGCTTAGCGGGCGAGTGCAATTTCCATTTCTGCCACGTCTCCAAACTTGGTGCCGATGCCCGGACTCGAACCGGGAAGCCGCTCGTTTTGAGTGAGCGAGGTATACCAAGTTCCCTTCACATCGGCATAATCATTTTTCAAAGAACTGGTAGGGGCGGAAGGACTCGAACCCTCAAAGACTGGGCCTAGGCCAGCCGTGTTTGCCACTTACACCACGCCCCCAAACTTGGAGCAGCGGGCGAGAATCGAACTCGCCAATAACAGTTTTGCAGACTGTCCGCTAACCGATTGCGTTTCCGTGCTCATGGTGCGGGTGAAGGGCATCGAACCCCTAGAACCGGGATTTTAAGTCCCAGATGTCTACCAGTTGCATCACACCCGCACAATAAAAATGCCTCCACTCGGGAGGCTCCGTCAGGACAGTCCAAATTTTGGACTCAGACGAACGCCTCCCTGCCCGATGACAGGCTATACAAATCGGAACTGAGGCATAAGGTCTTCATCACGAAACCAACTATCTCACGGCTTAGGCCGAGTGTCAACTATCCATTCGGCATGAAAGCCATTTTCGCATATCCCTTGCCGACCACCTGCGGTTTGGTTTCAATACAACTTTCGTCACCCCAAATCTGGAAGTCCGTGGGCGAGGTTGCAATGAAGCGAATCATCTTGAACGATACCGCTGGCAAGCGAACTCTCTGCTGGCTGCGAACCCCGGCGCTGTTCGGCAACGTGAAGGTGAAGAACGCTGTGGATGACCCATCATAGTAAACATTTACCGTTATCACGCCGGTACTCGTAAACTCCCAGAAGCTATCCTTCGCAATACTGTTAGAGTCCTGTGAAAGCCGCAGCCAAAAACTGTCCATCACCTTCCGCGTTTTTGCCAGAGGCAGGGCTTTCAAACCAATCTGGTACACATACACGGCTGCGGACACGTTCCCAGTTATCAAAACTGAAACTTTGTAATACTCAAAGCCATTTCCAGCATTCAAAGAGAAGTTAACCTTCTCGCGGATTACGGTATTTACGTTGCCAATCAACTGCGTTACTTGCCCATCCTCGAACATGAGAGAGACTGACACGTTCTGCCCATTCGTGTTTATATCGAGCGTCAGTTCTTGGAAACTTTTAGTCGATGCCGGATTCCCGAAATCTGTGTACAAGGTTTGCAGGTTCATCGTGATCGGAACTTGTGTAAGAGAGCCTGATGTATTCCCCTCATCGTAGAACTGATCCTGCCTGTCGATGTGAACCAGACCGTTCGAGTCGCCATAAAGCAGACTGTTTGTGTCAACTTCGAGAAATAATGATTGTGCATCAACGTCATCATTGCGCCAGCGTTTGTAATGCGTGTGCAAGCAGAGACGATGCCGCGCTTCGTCTGTTCCGATGTAGCTCACGTAGACCAGAGTGTTCCAGTACGCGATCCGGGTTTGCGAGAGTTTCGTCTGATCGGACTCGACAATCGGACTTGAGCCTACCCCTTGGAAGATGAACTCCAAATCCTGCGTCAAGTACATTGACGCTCCGCCTGCGAAGAAACGTACACCGTCAATCGCTTGGTAGAACACTCCCTCTTCCGTGACAACCCATCCTAACGGAGCGATGCAGCCGTGCTTAGATGCGGTCGGATAGATTGTCGGACTTGCATTTGCGTTGCTCCCCGGCGCTACTGAGAACCATCCTCCCTTCAAGGTTGAGACATAAAGATTACCCTTGATCGCAGCAATTACCGTAATAGGATCGTCAGCCGTGGTCACAGCTACATACGCCGCTGAACTCACGGCTTGAGGATAGTTTGACGCACTCCAGTACAAACTGTTCGGATTATTCGGATCACCCGCAAACCAGAACTGCCCGTAGGCTTGCGCCATGATCGTCACTGGTTGACCGTAATTTGCCGTGGCCGAAACCGTTTCCCCTACGGCATGGGTGTTCTGTACAAAGGCCGTGAAGTAGTTCGAGCCAAGCGAGAGCACAATCACTGTTTCAAAATTGTTGGCAATGGACCCGATCACCCCAATCGAGACTTGCTGCCGCAGAGAGATGCTTGCCATGCTTGTCGGATAGACGTTCACAACCTGATTCGTCGTCGCTATCCCCGTACTCAAATACGTGTTGACAGGGTTCTGCAACGTGCTCGTCACCGGAACATCGTTGGTAAAAGAGATGATGTCGCTCTGCTGGATGTCAACGTCCGTTGACGTGTCCAGATACGTCTGCGGGCTTCCGGTAATCAGAACCTCGTCCAGCTTGCGGTAGTTGTCGCCTAGCGTTCCCCCTCGGCGGTAGATTCTCAGGCTCGTGGTCTGAGGATCAACCGTTGGAAATGTCATCGTCAGTTGAACTGGTTGCCGCCTTGGATACACCCAATTCGTATCGAGTGAAGGATTCACATTCGACATCACCATGCAGGGGTTTGACTCGGTTCCATCCACGTTGTTGTAGAACGTGAACAGATAATCGTAGGCCACTCCCGCAAACGTGTCCGGCCCTGAGCCTCCAAATAAAATCAGCGAAGCTATATCGACCGTGACTGACGTGTTGTTGTTCATCACAATCGTTATCTGGTATCCGTTTACAGCACTCCAGTTGAACACAGGATCGTTAAAATCCGCACGGCCTGAGCCAGCAAAATCCGACAACTGCAAAAGCAGTGGAGTCCACGTATTCAACCCTGTATTCAATTCGGCAATACTGCTTGGACTGCTTACGGTTGTTGAACTTCCGTAGATTCCTAAAGACTCGTAAAGCAACGCATCTGTCGCGGCTGTCGTCGCCTCTGTGGTGTTGCTGCTTGCCGTGTCGAGAAGATTTTGCAGCGGCCCCTGAGCAATCACCTTGTAAAAATAGTCCGAGTTGAAGGTTCCATCCCCACAATCAAACTTGAGAGTGATCGACTGAATCTGCGATGGATCGAATGCAGGCGTAGTCCCTGACGGAGCACCCAGCCACAAGCCGATGTAGTCCTCCATATTCAGAGTCGTCGGCCATCCGGCTATCGGAAACCCTACAAACGAATTTGTAATCGTTGCCGTGGTCGATGGAGCAATGACCGCCTGATTTCCACGAAGTTGAACATTTTGTCCGATAATATGTGTTTTCGTGAAGTTGGCAATAAAGCCTGTCTCTGTCACCCCTAGAACCAAAACATACTCAGCATTTGTCGAAACGAATCCGACCGCTAGATATTGGAACAATCCAATCGCTTGCGGATTTGCAACTGACACAGCCTGAATACCCGGAACCGTAACAGCCGAAGTGAGCGTTGTGCCAACTAGAATGTTGTTTGGATTGAACGTCGTCACGCCTGAAGTCGTGTAGGTAGAACTTACGTAGTAATCCAGAACAATCAGATCGGGATTAAGAGCCTCAGCCGCCACAGGGTATTGCGGTTGGAAGATTCCCATCTGCTGCGGTGCTGCTAGAGTTCCGTTGTCCTTTTTCATGCCCCCTAAATCTGCCCAAAAAATATAGGGGGTTCCGCTGATGGGAGTTGGGGAATCGTTCTGCGACTGCCACGGGTTTCCGCTCATGCTCGATGAGATTTGAGCATACGCGCCATTCCCGGCTGCGGGCCTCCGGTACAGTCCCGTACCGCTGCCAGCATAGCGCCATGCGTTCCCATTCAACCCTGCCAGTTTTGCAAGGGAATGAACCTCTCCCGGCATCGGGTAAACCGTGGCTCCAGACTTGTTTACAAGAACGCTGCCTAATCTCGTTCCAATTGATCCCTCGGCCAGTTCCTCGCAGTTTGTGAGGGCTAAAAACGTACCTTCAGGCGCGGCATCGTCCACGTTCCGGGCGATTATGCCTTTTGAAGCCATGATAAAATTCGTGTTTTTGTATGCGGCGTCCACACGCTAAGGATAGCGTGATGAATCTTTTGCAGCCACAGAAATCCGCTATCGGTCTAAGTCCTCTGGAACAACCAGATAGCCCTTCATCCAAGGAATTACCACAACTTTCAGGGCACATCGGGTGTACTGCGGTGGAAGCCTATAATCATTGCGATCTGGTTCAGCCCATATGTACTGCAAATCAATCGACAAAGGATGATCGACATTAAGAGCGCATAGATCGCTGAACTCTCCCGGCCCAACCAACAGAACATGCCCTGAGTATCGGTGACAGAAGTTTACAATCTCCTGCTGCTGTTCGATAAGGTTCTTCATTAGATTCTGTGTGTCAACCACATCGTAGCGAACCGATTCTTCTAAGTGGCAGGCATTGCATCGCAGTTTTCTCAGAATCCAGAGAGCGAACTTTTGCAGCCAATGATATTTTCTGTCAACTCGGAACTCATACGTGGACGGTAGGTATGAAGTCTTTGTATTTCTGACAATCCTCTGAAATTGAACTTGCTGCTCCATCACGGCTCCTTCACTTCCAAATCCGGCTTAATACCGCATCTTTCGAGAAACCGACGATCCACTTCCCCGGACGGCACAACATGAAAACTGAACCCGCAAGACACGTACACGCTCATCCTGAAGCCTTCCTTCACGAGTTCCTGATTCAAGTGCTCTACGGCCTCCCTCGCGGCCTCAGACACCATCTGCTGCCCTAACGCCATCCATGCAGAACGCTCTTGAACCGACATCATACCCGTCTCTCCTGTCGTACAAAATTTGGAATCACCCCTCTAAAATTTATATCGTTCGTGGACTCTCCATAACGCGGGCTATCAACCCGGAATCCCCACTTGGATTCGAATGTACTTCGGTCAGCATCGGCTTTCGCCGTTTCCTTCGATCCTTCTTCTGGAGGCATCAACCGCCAATGAGCCGAACAGTAATGCCAAAACTGGATGTCGATTTGAATCCCCCGAATGCCGCACGCCGCCATCCTGAGCGCCATATCGCAGTCAGAAGCGTATAAGAAATACTTTGGGTCAAGATAGTAGCCGTCCTTCGCCATAAGAGCGTCGTAGGCCCATTTACGGGCCAACATCACAGACATGGGCGTACACTCACTGACGGCCTTAGATGTTCCGAACACCGGGAAGTTTTTCTCTCCGGTTGCCGAAGCCGTGACAAACCCTCGCGGCCACTTCAACATCTCGGAATACATGTTCGGCGGGATAACCACATCGTTTGCCAATGAAAGAACGTAGGGATGCGTTGCAAAGATCGTTTCCAGATACTTGTTCGAAAGCAGGACTGGACTCTGATTTTTTTCGTGGTGAGAAATATAGAACCAGTGCGGGGAGTCGGTGTTGTTCTCAAAGCCTTTCAACCATGCAACCGTCTCTTCGTCCGAACCGTTGTTGATAAGAAAAATGTCAAGACCGCCCACATCCTGAACCAGTACAGACTCAAGCGCCTCTTTCGTCAGTTCCAACTGCTCCGGATTACGGTTGTAGATCAACATCGAAACCGCGTGTCTCATCATCCCCTCCTATTCGTAATGGATGCTCATTGGCTGGCGATCCTTAACAATCATCAGACGGTAAAACTGATCTCCAAGTATTTCTTGAAATAACTTCACGGTTTCTTGATTTCCGTAGTCACAATCGTCAAAATGAATATCGATCCCCTCTCGGAGTATCACCATTGCTTTGTACTTAGCCGAGTTTTGATATTCCTCCGTTTTCCCAAACCAGAAATCAGGCTCAGGGAAACCCCTCGCTTTCATTAAGGCAATATCGTTTCTGCGGTTGTTACCGCCGTCGTCACTGTGCCCTGTAAGGCATCCAACTTGATGATTAAGTAACTTCATTGATTTCATCAGTTCACGGAAAAATGCCATATGGCTCCACATCGTCCCGTCAAAATCAATGCTTATTTTCACAAAATTCTCCTTCTCGCGTACTCAATCTGAGTCAATCCCTCCACGCTGTCATTGCAGCAATGCAATGTGTCGCAATCCTTACAAGCTGCGTACTTCTTCCGCTCACCCGCCAAGTGATCCATTCTTAGTTTCTCCCAAGCGGGTCCATTCCAGATTTCTTTCAGCGTGTTGCGATGTACGTTGCCCATCGTCAGTGACTTCTCCCACGCAACCGGGCATGGAACCACATCTCCATTCGTCTTAACAATCAGCATGTAGAACGGAAATGGGCAAGCAATTTTGTTGCTCTTGTAAGGAATCAGCGGTAGGCAGTCCGAGCCGATGCTGTGAAATCCCTCGCACCAGAAATCGTCTGCAATGCCTTCGTATTTTGACTTTGCCCAAGGCATCTCGTCCGGGGTAAACACCTTCACGCAAATAAACGGCTTCTTCTTGTGTTGGTTGTCTCTCGCTATCTTGAGGCACTTTACATTGGCCTGTATCAGCCCCCAATACGGAAGCGATGGATATAGAGACACTCGAACATAATCAACCCCCGCGTCAATGATCTCCTGTTGGCGATGCTCATTCATCGGAAGTGCATTTGTCGTCAACTCAACCCGGTCACACGCGCTGGTCGCCATCTTTAACATCTCCCCAATCTTGGGATGTAGGAGAGATTCTCCATAGTTGAATGGACGGATTACCTTCACTCCCGGCCATTCCCTGATCTCGTCGGTCAAGCGCCGAAACGTCTCTACATTCATGTACTTCTCTGGCCCTACCGTTTCGCGGTGATGTGGTAGGCTCAACGGGCACCACTCACAGGCGAACGTGCAGGTATTCGTCGGTTCAATGTAGATCACAATCGGCGCAGCTAGAGGCGCAGTGTCTTTCAGCGATACTCTCGGACATGGCTCGGTACTGAACGGATGGTTCACGGCTTCACCCTCGAATTTGGGAAAGCATACCACACTAATTCCGCCGCGCCTTCGGCGTACCTTCGCAACCGCAACGAGTATTCTGGGTTGAGCGCGTGGATCAAGAATGGGATGTCCCAGAGATGCGACGGCTTGTGGTAAGCGCAAATCGCCAGTACCGGGGAATACTTTTGAATCGTCTCCCTTGCGCCCCACAGCGCTTCAAGTTCGCTTCCCTCAATGTCCATCTTTATGTAGGTCGGAGGAATTCCGAAATACAGATGATCCAACCGTTTACATTGAACCTTTTCTTCTCCGCCTTCATCCAGTCGAGCATCCCAACTCCCGGTCGCCAGAAAACGTTCATGCCCATCGTGGTCACTCAAGGCACATTGGCAAGTTGTCAATCGCGGCAACTCTGGAATCTTCCCAAAGTTCTCCGGGTCTGGCTCGACAGCGAACAGAGCACGATACTTCCCTCCAGACCACTGCATGAAAGATGCAAGCGTGTCGCCCGAGGCCGCCCCAACATCTACAAACACTTCATCGTCAATGTGAGCCATGAAGTCTGGAAAATACGTTTCCTCAATTGGAGACGGCGGAAGCTGGAGTTCGTAGTCGTGCGTCTCGCGGAACTTGTACTGATCCAGAAGCACCCTTACGGTTTCGTCGTCGTCCACAATCCAAGCAAGATGCGATGAGACTCTTCTTGAAGGAACTTCTCTGAATGTCGGAAGAACAACGTCCAGTGAAACAGGATCGATCCCAGAACTTCTCAACTGTAGCCGAATCTGAGAGGCGTAATCGTGGCGCTGGATAGTCACAACATACTCGCCGTCTGGGTACATTTTATGCGCTTCCGGTAAGGACATCACCGGAATCCCTGAAACAGAAGTTCCCCACTTCGAGGGAGAGTTGTCAACAAAAGCACTCGGCGCTTTTCCGCTTGATCGAAGATAGGTCAAGGCATACCCGCCACACGATCCTGCTCCACACAAAATTAAAGGTCTCATTTACCCTCCCTAGCTACGTGTCTGGAATCCATGTTTTGCAATCGTCGCACCACCAGCCGTATCCGTTGAATGTTGAGTTCTTGTGGGGACACTGCTTGTTCGCTTCTTGCGTCTGGACATCTTCTTCATCAGTCGCCATACAACTCCTTCGGCGGAGGATTGTACTTCCAAGTCCGCAATCCGTTGCTGCAATCGAAATCTACTTCATGCCCCTTCGGATGACCGCACTGGAGATTAGTTTCCGGGTCTTTGCTGTCGCAAGTTGTGTTACCGAGAAATGTCTTGAACACCGTGGACTCCTTCTAGTAACCACGCTTCCCATTCAGGCCAGCAGTTATTCCATAGATACTTCGGATTGAGCAAAGACACTCGCGGATTCTCGCGATTTGAAAATACCTCAAGAACCTTGTCGGCCCAATCTGTCGCACGAAAGACAGGCCGCTTGTTGCAGTAGTACCCGTCATACCGGAATGCCGCTGGCTCAATCTTGAATGCCGTAGGGGTAAACTCTGCGGCTCCGGCATAGTCGCCTGTAATGCAAGGAACACCGCAAGCAAGAGCTTCTGAGTTCGGCAGCCCCCATCCCTCTCCACTTCCAATACCCAAGGTCACATCACACGCTGCATACGCCCACGACATAGCATCATCGTCCAGATGCCCGTTGGTGAAGATCGTTCGCAGCCTCATCCCAAATTCATCTGCCAGCGCCAACAAGTCCCACACTTGAGCCTTTTGAAATCTGTCCGTGTGCGCCCAAAGGCCGACATTTAATCCGCGCTTCAGGAGTTCTCCGCAAGTCTCGAACGCCAACCCCCAATCTTTCCGTGGAGTGTTCGTTGCCACACAGCCGCAAAGAAGAATGTCGCCAGTGATAATTCCCTTTCCCTTCTGCACAACTTTTTCAATGAAAAAGTCTCTTGCTTCCTTGCGGTCTCGGGGAAAGAAAACAGTTTTATCGGTCCCGTGCGGAAGATACGGAGTCGTCCCTTCCATCCATCCACAAGTCCGGTCAATCACATCGGCTCCAAACTTCGTATACGCCAAAACCCGATTGAATCCGTTGAACATCTTAGCTTGCGATTCGACCAGTCTCCTATTTGCCCCTTCCCCATCTATCGGCGCGTAAATCCACTTTTCAATTCGATCAGACTTGAGAAATTCTTTCAGGTCTCCATCGGGAAGGATGTCTGGATCGGACATCCACTCCAACCAACTTGCGTTCCAGATAAACAGCATGATTCCCTTGCGGTCTCCCGCGAAGTCGTACCAGACTCCCGGTAATTCGGGAATAGTCCAATTTTGGACAAACACCGGATACTGCTTGAACGGGAACGTCTTTGACCACGTTCCTCCGGGGCCGCAAGTCGCAACTTCAAACGTGTCGGACAAGTTCGCGTGAATCCGCAAAGCAAGCTCACGAGTGATCCGCGCAAGCCCGGTAGGAGCAGTAATTGCGTCGGAAACCAAGAGCAAAGGAACTTGACTCATCTTTTCCCTTTCGATCTCAAAACCCACTGCAAGAAGTGAAACGGCTTAATAATCATTATTGCGATCACCCACAGTAAGAATTCCAACCCCTCCGGCCTGTGCTCTCGACTGTCATAGCGCCTCATCCGGCCTTAACTCCTGCCGACTTCAATCCACGACGGAAGGCTTCGAGAATGTCACGGTCATGCATCTCGCGGTCTGCAACGACAAGCAAGGTTCCATTGAGGATCATCATCAAGTCCTTGACCGCCTCCGGCACTTCCGGCTCCGGAGCGAGGAAGCATAGGCGCTGCCACTCGGCACAATAAAATGTCGCATCTGAGCATGTTGGTTCATCGTTTAGCCGACAGAGGTGTTCCAGTTCTGCCGATTGCTTTGCGGTTGGCACAATCGGTTTCTCCGCCCACCAGCGCAGCGCCGCTTCAAGTATCTGTCTTTGAGTGAACCCACATTCGGCAGCGTGCTCTGCCGCGTGCCACATTCCATCGGGAATCAAATAACGCTTCTCGCTCATCTCGGTTTCCTCGTTTCCTAAACGGTCATAGAAACTTAGGGTCTAATGGTGGAAATTGGTCGTAATTATTGTCGTCGTCGCCGTCACCCTTTGGCTCTTTCGGCTTTGAAGGTTTCGCGGCCTCGGGAGTAGCAACCGGAGTCGAGCAGTATTTCAGACCGTTCTCGTGAATCCAAACGCCCCACATGCCCTTCTCTTTCATAATAAGTCCCTTGCAGAACTCACAGAGAGCGTAATCCCGGTTGTTTACTGTGGATGACATGAATATCTCCCTTTTATCGCTAGTCCGCTTTCAACCCAATTTCTTTACGCAGCTTCGTGATTCGACGGTTCGCCGTCTGCCCATTCCATAGCCCTGCAACTATCCAGAAAAGAAGAAACCCCTCAATAAAACTCATCTCCAGTCCTCGTCTCTGTACCGCTCCATCCCCGGCCAAGGCTTCGTTCCTAAGCCCTCGGGAATTATCGGCTTGTCAGGATCAACTTCTCGTACCGGAACCTTCTCTTCGGTTTCCATTTCAACCCTCCGTAGGAAATCCATGCCATTCCATACCACCCAACAAATGCCCCGCTGCGTTTCTACCAACTCGACGCATCCATCCATCTCCAAATTCGATGTACTGACCATCGAGCTTTTCATTCCAGTTACAGCTTGCTTCGTACAGAAACTCTCCGTTCTGTTTATGAAAAAATGCAATTCCATGATAGGCGCATTGTTGCTGAATCCGAATCGCCCACATAGGGTCCATCGGCCTTGCGTTCGATCCACTTTCCCCGCCCGTAATCACCCAATGAATTCCATCTAAATCTAGTTCTCCAAGGTCTTGCAAAAGGGGTTCACAGGATAAAAACCGAACCCTCGCTGGAATCTTTTTCAAAGTTTCAATGCGATGTTCTACCTCACGGTTTTCTACGGTCGTTCCCATCCAGACATTCGGCAACCCGTTATGCCAGTCTGGAGGTAAGCACTCTCGAATTCGCTCAGGCCGCTTGGTGCAAATCTGGTAGGTCAACTCTGGGGTTCGGCGCATAATATCCCACGCCTCCAACCGCCACGGGTCTGCCTCTTCGATGAAAAAGTCAGACCATGAATCAACAAACACGCGATTGATGTGTCCGTACTTCTCGCGGTTCTTGGCCCACTTCAGCGGAGCATTGAAGGTGACAGGAGACGACCGGACGACTACGTTTGGTTCCTGCCCGTAGCGAATCTTTTCCGAAAACATGTAGCAGTTCTTGCAGCCAGCCGAAACCTTATGGCAACCTTGCCAGCAGTTCCACGTTGCGTCTGTCCAGCTAATACCTGTCTTTTCTCCCACGTCCCCCTCCAATCCAAAATTTGGACTACTCCGCGTACTTCGACTTTAGATCGCGCAAGTAGAGAAGTTGCTTCGGACTCACTGTTGCGTCTGGATCGCCCATCTTCGTAATGAATTCGCCTTCGCGGTCATTCATGCAAGAGGAGTTAACTCCACATTCCTCGAATATCTTGAGAATCCGGTCGGCTTCCGCTCTTCGCTCATCCGGCTTCTGAGTTCCTTTGCACTCCCCGAAGTAGCCCATCTTATCCTCCAACCTTCCACTTGCGTAATGCGTTCCGGCTCGTCACCATCTTGAAGCCGTCCTCAAACTCCAAAAGCGCAGAGTTCATCTTCCCTCGGCAAATCACCCTGCACGCCTGCCCCTTGCGGCCCATGCGGTTCCAGAAGTACAGGTAGGGAAAGGTCATCACTTCTTTTCCTCGGACATCACCGTCTCGTAGAACTTCAACCTCGACTTCCGGTAGCCCAAATACTCCAAAATCTTTCCCGTGATCGGGCTTCCATTCACGGCCATACACAGAAAATTCTGCTGCACTCCCATCTCCCGCGCCAGTTCACTCTGCGTCTTTCCTTTGAGAGCCTGAAGCAACTTCTTCCGTAGTGCCTCTTCCGTTATGTAGTTCATGTTCGCAGAGTACATCGGATTCACTGATGTTGTCAATCACCCATAAAAGAAAAGAGAGAGTCCTTGGGGAGAACAGCCGTATCGTTCTTCCCAAGAAAACAACCGAAGGGCGTTAGTGAAAATCTTCACTATTCAGTACCTCTTCAGGACACACTTTGCCTCAGGTTGTACCTTCGCGTTTATTGCATAAAAGCAAAAACACGACTATCAACCGTGAGCAAATGGCTGGGTCCATTTACGCCTCACACGCCGGGTTCCGCGCACCATACCGTTTACGTAGCTGGTCAGCCGTTACAACACCGATTGGGCTGCTTCTTCCACCTTTATGACCGGGCAGGGCGTCACCCCATCTGGCTTCCAGCTTGTTTATCTCTGTTTGTTGTGAAGAAACCGTGTCTCACGCCGACGCTTTCAACGATGAGGACCGCCTCATATCGTATATACAGCCGCCGTGCTTCGATCCTAAGACTTCACAACCAGACGATAAACCGCCTGCCTTCTTCCCGAAAAAGTATCTCTGAACAAAAGACTTATGCGCGGAAGGTTACTTCCTAGCTTTCGGCTTCGCGGTGGGGCTGCATCAATCGGTAATCCCCACAGCGGCTCAGGCCGTCTATCGGCGGTTGCCTAAGACAGTTATTTTCATACAAATAAAGAGCTACCTGAGCGGCGTTCCCTGTTTCCTTCGTCTTTTGCCCGCAGCAAGGGAATGGGGTCGAAATGTAGGGTTTGATTGTTCGTGCAGAATCAATACTCATTTTTATTCCTTTCCTTTTGCCGAAAAGAAGCCTACCAAAAAAAAAGTTGATTTTCTACGGAAAAATGATAATCTTGTTTTGCGGTTGGTTCCTCGCCAAAACCATCGCGCATCTTTCATTCCTTTCCTTTTGCCGAGTAAAAGTCTGAAAGATAGCCAACCGCAACCATTAGATTTGATCTTCCCCTTCCTTTACCTCTGGGCTGCTCTAAACAAGCAGCCCGATTTTTATGCCCCGCCCCGCTTGCCCAGCCTAGCGCCCTGCGTCCCTCGCGGCCTCGGACAGTCCCAAGTATCACCCAGCCTTCCAGAACGCACTGTACGCCCTCCCAGAACCGCGCTATGCTTCTTTATGGCGTTCGAACCTCTACTCACGAACCTCGCCCTACTCCGGGGACTTCCCGAAAAGAATCTCAGGCCGTATGTGAAAGCGTTCTTGCTTGAGAATAATTGTGAGCCGGGAGAGACCGAAGTGATCGTTACGCCTTGGACTTGCGAACTGAAGGATTGGGAACTACGCGCCAGCGACCTCTGTGAATTGCTCAAGAAAACCTAATCCAAAATTTGGACTAAAATTCAGGCGAGAATAATCCTGATTGAACACGTCTTTCGGCAATACAGATGGTATCGTTGTGGTCGGCCCCGTGACAGACAAGCATGATTTCTTCCAATTCGAAGCCAAGATTACGCCCGAATCCGACCGTGTTCCAGCCGAATGAGAGCACGACCGCATCATTGGTCAAGATAGGCTTTGCGTGATTGCGCCATTCCTTCCGCATCCTTGCGGTCTGTCCGTCCTCTAACTGCATCTTTTTTCCCATAGAGTCGTAGCACTCTTTGAGTTGCCGTGGAGAGTATGGAGGGTCGAACAGAAGCAAATCGGCGGATACTCCCTTGCCGTTGAGAATGTCAAGAAATTCCGTTGCGTCAAGGTGGTATTCGGCTTCTGTGGATGGGTTTATATCATTCGTGTACGTCGCCCATCGCTTGTTCCGTGCGAACAGGTCAATGCTTACCTTTGACTGTGAGAGATACTTCCAGACGAAGTTATGAATCGGCTCAATATCGAACGTGTCGCAGTTCGGCATCGCCCACACCCGGCTCATCCTCATTCGTTCAATCATGTCGGGAGTATAGCATGTTGGCAGGTTTTGAAGTGGAGTCAGCACACTTCAGTTCGCGTGGTTGAACCGAATCGCGGAAAACATTAACTGCGCCACAATGCCCACACGTACAAACAAACGCGCATTTGTCTGGGAGTTCCCGTTCCATCCCAAACATCGGATTCTTACAGCTGAGACAGAATTTCCAATAGAGGTGAGCAGAGTTGGGAGGGATTTTAACTATAGACACGCTGACTCTCCTGCCCTAATATGGGCATAGAAAATCGCATCTCCAAACAACCTAGCCCCGCCTGGCAGCGGGGTTTCTATTTGTTGCTAAGTATAACCCGCGCTCGTCATTTCTAAACAAGAAGCCGTGCTAGATTTTGACTACTGCGCCATCTCAGGATTAGAGTCCTCAATGATTCCTAAAATGAGTTTTGCGACCTTGCAGCCGAATTGGTATCTCGTTGCCCAGTACTTCGCAAGGCCGGGATTCCTCGCGTCTCCGTCCTTGGAGTAAGCAAACGAGAGCGTGCGGAACTTGATGGTCGGAAGAAATACATCCGGAAGAAGAAAACCGTCTGCCAGCCCCATCGTTTCCTCTTGCCTCTGCTGGTACACGACTTCACAGACAACTGTATTATTCTGTCGAGGCCAGATGCCGAAGTTCTGAAGCGGAATCTTGTCACGGAAGTATGCCTGCGGCTGTATCGCCTGCTGCAGGGCCCAGCGGTAATCGTAGGAATCTAAGTTGCTCTGCGAAGTCTCCCTCAGCGGATACCCGCCTGTCGCAATTCGCATTGGAACCATGCAGTCGCTTGGCAAGGCCGTGTTCTGTTGCGTTGGCGCAACCGTCACGGATTCGTTGATTGCATAGACTAGGGGAACATCTGTCAGAAAATCATTGACGGCTGTGGACAGGTACACGATCATTTCCGCCTGAGTAAACAGCGGATCGGTCGGTTGCCGTACCGGGAACGTCGCTCCGACAATCGGTTCTCCGGCCACATGCGAATAAATGAAACTTGCCGTGAAACTCGTCCCCGGAACCGTTGCCGTAATCGTTACAACCTCGCCGTTCGCTCCCCGGACTCCGACAAGAATCTGCGCCCCTACATACATCGAATCGTCCCACACCGCCACGACCTGAGTTCCAGACAAGATGCCGCCTACGGGAACTACAGTGTTGACTGGATTCTCAAATAACGAGTACCCTACGTCCGTCAAAATATCGTTTGCGATGAGGAATCCAACTCCAACCAGCGGAGCCGCAAACCCGCTCGTGACGACTATCGAACCAAAAGTCGTGACCGTCAGAAACCAGTTCACGCCGCCGCTAGTGAAAGGCAATGGAACGGCTGGAGGAATTGCAGGAGCGGCCACAGCCGTAGTCGTGATGGCTCCCAAGCTGGTAGCCCCCAGAGAAAACCAGTTTCCCAATCCATCGGTTAGCAACGTCAGCGCCGGAACAGGAACAGGGACCGACACTACCGTTGTCGTCAGTGCTCCCTGATTCGTGATTGTCAATCCGAACCAATGTCCCGCCCCATCCGTAAGCAGAATTGCCATAGCCTCTTCCTAGTTTAGTTGCAGGTGCAAGCTCCCGCCGAAGATACAACGGTTGAACAGTATCCGATTACCACTGGCGGGCCTGCACTCTTAATGCACGCTGCCTGATTCACTGTGGGCGTTCCAACCGTGGGGATAGCTGACGCAGCCACCCCGCCATCCACGATGCTGCCGTCGGCCGCAAACTTGGCGACGTTGCCGCTGGTTCCGGTGCCGTCACTCAACTGTATACGTCCACCTGTGCCATGATCTCCGGTAAGAGACGAAGGCAAAATAATGCCATTTGCGTTCGAGTAAGAACCGTTAAAAGTAGGTGCCCCCACATTAGTGATCCACCAATAGCAAACGGAATTCGCCACGTTTGTACCGCATACCTCTACCTGAGAAGTGTTGGTATTTGGCGTGAGCAAAAAACCGTAAGGCCCAAGACCTTTGAATAATGCGCTGTTTATCGTGGAATTTGAAGATTCAATAGACCCCTGTGGAGAAACGAGAAATTTCCCAGAATAAACGCCGCCGCTCATGTTAGTGAAAGAATTTTGCGGAGAATACATGTGGAGAGTAGCTGTACTGCTGGTCGAGTTTACCAACTGAGCTACCGTCTCCGCAGATTTGTAATTCCCCCCCCAGATGTTGACATTCGGAGAGCCTCCAGAAATCAGTATGAATTCCGTCCGGCCTGATGAGGCGAAGTCCTCCAACATTCCTCCCCCATACAAGTCAACCTCAAACGCCTGCTCAATTGTGAGAAAATCGGCCGTAGTCGCGCCCACTGGGTTTTCCCACCAACAACTGTAAAATGATACATTTACTCCGTAGGCACCACCGCCATTGATCGTGACTCCAGAGTTGTCGAAGCTGACTTTATCGAAAGTAATGATTAGCTCGCTGTCGGCAAGAAGATTAACATCGGAAGTGTTGAACCCAACCCACTGTGCAAAATATCCATTGGTGAATTTGATGTTCTCGCCGAAAAGTGTTAGTCCGGCAGGCATATATAGATTCGTTCCATTGTTCAGAAACGTGAATCCATCGAACGTATCGAGCCACGTATAGCCGCCAAATGTGAGACCTGTACCAAACCCCGAAACTAGAAAATCAGAAAACTTGTTCTGAAAGGTAACATTTGAGGAACTCCCTCCAACAAAGAATCCGATTGTCGAGGTTGCCTTTCCCGGTCCCGCAAAACTACATCCATCCATTCCTCCACCCTGCCCCGCTGGAGTTCCTGGATCGAACGTGAACGCAGTTCCTGTTGTCGGTGTGTATGTGAGAGTAGTTGTTCCCCCTGGAGTAATCGGCATAACGCCCTTAGCACAGCGCAGAAATACTGGCTTTGATCCCCGAAGAAGAATTGGGGTGCTATAGGAGTAGTTACCTGCTGGAACTTGAATCTCTCCTCCAGAAACAGCGCTGTTTGCGAGAATAGACGCATACGCTGCGTTGATTTTCGCGCCAATATCTGACCCAGGAAATAGGGCAGCATTCAATATACCGTTCACGCTCTGCGCCGTCACTGTACCAGATAATCCAGCAGAGAACGTCTGAGGGGCAGTCCAAGTATTCGGGAGATCAAGCATCCCTGCGGTATGCGATTGGGCAAAGGTCGGAAGGGCCGAGAGACAGAAAACTAAGGCCAAGAGAATCTTTTTCATGGTGCTCCTCTTGGCTTATTTTCACATCATGGGTTGGAAACTGCCACAGGAATCAGACTACCTCACGCGGGTTCACCCGAGACTGCCCGCCAAAGGCTGCGGAGTATGTCAGAGAATCGACACGCTGCTGGAACAGGCTGAGGGATTTCACATCCTCAAGGTACTCTTGGAACACGGTCTCCGCTTCCTCGGCATCGACCCCACCTTCCTTCGCTCTCAAGGCCGCTGCCGCGTACTTACTCAACAGGCAAGTGAACTCATCTTGGAGGGGGATGACCTCAGAACCGCTGTACGGCCTCGCCTCGTTGACAGGGCACTGAATGAAATCCATCGTCACCGTCGCTTCGGAAGCCAACTGCGGATATATCCCGAAGGCCGATACCCCAAGAGGGAACCAAGCAGTGATCTGACTTCCCGGTGTAGCCTGCTGCCAAGCCAGATAATAATTATCTAGTCCAATCAGACTCGTCTTCCTGATCGCCCACGGCGCTCTCATTCGCAAGGCCGCGATGACGCCTACAGGAATTCCAATAGCCGTGTTGTTTTGGAGAGAGAAGTACGTGGTATTCGCAGCCAAAGTTACGAGAACATTGTTTGCCTGCACTACGCCTGTAATCAGCGCGGCCTCAAACAGAGCATCGACCATTGCAACGTAGACTTCGCCTTGCAGGTTCCAAAAAACAGGTGGATCGGACTCCTCAATCCTTCCGAGCGTATCGGTTAACAAGTCCGACAAAATCACGTTGACTCCATTACAGAACCACTGCCGCCATACAAACGTAGTCGCTGGCCGTTCCGATCATCCATCCATCTTCGGTGCGGCAGATATTGTTGTTTCCCGGCCCATTGACCTCACGCCACTCGTTTGGGGTTCCTGCCGCCGCAACCTTCTGCAACTGACGGAAGGAGCTTCCACCTTTTACCGTCACGGTCTTGTCCGTGCCAAGCCAAACCGTTCCTGCATTTCCATCTACGGCCTGAATCTGGACATCCAAAACCGCAAGAGACAGTTGAACCAAGGCTCCAATCGCGTGCGTGTTTGTCACCATCCCGCCTTCAGAGATGCAGTTCAAAACCGTCGCAGAAGCAATCTTGCTGACAAGCAGCAAGTCCTGATTCGATTGGCCGGGATCAAGATAGATGCGGTCTCCAACCTTGTACCGAGTTGTAGAGGCCACAGTGACAGGAATGACTCCGTTTCCCTGCGGAAGCCCTACCGCTGCCGTCAGAACATCCCCAAACCACGGCTGCGCTGCCCCGGTGAGGGTTACAACTCCCCAAGATCGAATCACGATTGACCATCCTTTCCGGCAATCGAAGGCCGATTCCCCGGCTTAGGAACTTCAAACGTACACTCGCCGTTCCCCGCATTCAGATGATTCCATTTACTCATGCACGGCTTCAAATCGTGCTCCGTGCTGCGCGGGATCGAATTGCTCATCCCCAAGTCTGGGTTGGGCGACTGGAACCGCTCCTGTCTCGCTATCGGCATCTCAGAACTTTGCTTTTTCATCGGTCCCAATTCCTTTGGTCGTTGTTAGCGACACAATTCGAAACTCCGTATTGCTTCTCTAACTGCCTCATGTGGGCAAGGCTTTTGACTTTGACAGGAGTTCCGTCCAGATGCGTCGTCGTGAAGTTCCACAAGTCTTTACATGTCTGTGACGTTCCAACGGTTCGGCTGCACGGCTTGCAGTACCACTTGCCATCAACCAACCTAAACTCGCCGCCGCGATGTTCGGTGTGAAGGGGACAGGTTTCGTTAGCGCAAAACATTTTTTCCATAAAGAGATTATCGGCGGATTCAAAAAGTGCCGCTACTGCAATCTTGTTTTGAATCTCTGGAATCGAGAATCTGGAGGTTCAAGCCATCTCTCTTCCGGCCAACCCTTGTTGATTCTCTTTTCTAAAGTATTTCGACGAATCCCAGATTCCTCTGCCCACGCTGAAAGACATTGAGAACGTCCGTTAATCGTCACTATAACGTTCCATCTTGTATTTCTCTGCTGTTCTTTTCGAGTGGCCCAGTGGCAATTCCCTGGTTCATAGTTCCCATCGTTATTGATTCTATCGATTGTGTGAAGTGGTGTTGGGCGCGGCCCCATATCCGACTCAAAGTTTTTGTATCCATCGTCCCCTATCCATCGATCACAAACCGTAATGCCGCGAGCACCATATCTCTGGTAATGTTCGTTCTCTTGGTTATAGCATCTGTGCTTCATTCCCCTCCATATGCTATGTATCGGGTTTTCTTCTACCCAGTCCTTATACATTTCTATTACTTTATCTGGATGAGACTCCCGATACTCTTTCTGTTTCTTTTGATACCTTTCTCGATTATTATTGATCCATTGGCGATTACTTTCATTCTCCTCAGATTTCCTTGATAAGTATCTTTTTCTTCTACAAATTGGACAACTTGTGATTTCATATTGGTGCCCTTTTCTGCAAACTTTCATGGTTCCTCCTGCTACAAGGATACCACTGGTGTCAAGCCAAAACAAAATCATGAATCGTGTGATTGCGACCAATTCGCCCCGCCTACATAATCAGAAGATTCTTCGTAATTCCAAGACACGTCACGCTGATCGAGAGCGTTGTCAGCATTCGACATTCCTTCCATGTCTCGATTGAATTGCGCTAATTTCTGTCCAGCTACAGCTAAAGCCGTGGCTGGATCGTAGTAAGTATTCTGTTTCGGCCTGTACATCAAGGCTTGAGAAACTGCACCCGTCACGATTACATCAGAGCGAATGAATGCTACCGGAGCATCCGTATCCAACTGCATGTCGGGCGGCTGCGTGTAAGCCTCAAATGGGAAAACCTGCTGCTGGAAAGGGCTAGGCCAGATTTCAATTTGGTACTGCCCACTCGGAGTAGGAGCGCGAGGAATAAAGTGCGTTGACCATCCGAGATAAGTACGCCAGGTGTCCTCGACATTCAGCGTCTCGACAGGCTGGCCGATAATCATGCTCCATCCCATCATTTGATTCACGGCCCAAAGGATGTATTTGATGTTCCCATCCATAGCAAAGTAGGCCGAAAGGATCATGTACCCAGCCGTCTGTGTGTTTCCGGCAAAGGGAAAGTCGATCACCATCGTCTGTGCTGACACGTTAACGGAAATGATTGTGGCGTAGGGATACGTGAAATTGATTCTGAACTGCTGTCCGACCAAACTAGGCGTCCACGAAGTTCCGATGCCGACAACTGTGTTGCTTCCACGCGTTACCGTGCAGGTTCCCGTCGAATAGGGAGCCGGGACCGCGATCTGTCCTCTCACCTTCAACCCGTACCACATCCTCGAATCCACGATGGAACGGTACACATTGTTTAACATCCTCAAGGCGGTCTGCGGGTCGAGTGAAGGATTCCAGCCACACACTTCCCGAATCATCTGACCAGCGTTTAACTGCGTGACATAAGCCTGATTGAACGGGGAGCTACCCTGCTGGTTGGGGAATTGCGGATTGGAATATACGACTGGCATTAGTTCCTCCCGCGAGACCGCTTCGCCTTGCGCTTCCTGCCGCCTACAGCACGCGCTTTGGCAAGGTCGGCAGGGTTATCCTTCACCCGGCCCTTAGATGCCTCTCTGACGGCCTTCCGGTCCTTCGACTTCTCCGCTGGTGTCACACGGCGCATATCGTCATCCATGTCAGTCTCTCCCGCTTGCTTTCATCCTCATCTTCGACTTCCGCATCATCTTCTCAACCCGCTTGACCTTGCCGCGAGGGATAACACGCTCTCCCTTGTGCAGTCGGGCTAAACCAGTCTTGCGAGTTTTGCCGCCGCGTTTGAAACTGACTGGCCCGATCCGAGACGATGCCTCTTCCGCAGAACGGTCCATCATCGACTGCCCGCTTGACGACATACTCTTTCCGGCAGCACCTAACGCACTAGCACCCTTGCTATCCTTCCAGCGGCCTTTGTCCTTTGCCGGAGCATCAGACTTATGGGAATCGGCACTCATTGGATCGTTTGTATCTGGCATCACAGCCTCCAAAACAAGAGGGATGGTCTCAGTGACCACCCCTCCCGGTTAGTCGCCCCGCGAAGAGCTTAGTAGCCTACAACCAACAGTTCAAACGTGTACGCTGCAAGGTTCGTGTTTGCATTTGCTTCCGGGGAAGCACTGTTCGAAGACGAGTCTGCAAAGACCTGCAACTTCGAAGTAGTTGGATTCCAGACCGGAGTCCACCCACCTTGACCGCCAACGGGCCAAACAAACAATACCTTCGCAATACCCACGTTCCCTGTGGTTTCAGTCGTGCCAGCGATACCCGTAATGTTGTATCCGCCTGTCGCGTAGTCGGAGATGGCGGGTTGGAGATTGACTAGCTCCGACCTCCACTTTCCGAGAACATTGTCACCGTCAAGGACTTTCGTTAGCGTGAATGCCATTGTCAGTCCTCCTTAGAAGTTGTCGCAGCCAACAAGAACATCGCAGTAGTTTGTGCTAACCAATGCGGTGAGTTGCCGACCGAACGGCTGATACGTTGTGGTCGAACCCGCAGCAATCGAGTTCGAGCTAAGGGTGCCCGCAGCCGGAACAATCCACGAACCAATACCGGGATTCGACGTGCCTGAGCAGTACACTCCCTTCAGGTATCCAGCCACCTGAATGAGAATGAATGAACCAAGCAGTGCCGCAGCAGTCAAAGCAGTGCCGCCTAGTCCATATCCCGTAGCAGTATTCAATAGCATGTAGCCTGCCGGGAACGCCAAGCCAAGCGTTGTTCCGCCGATTCCTTCGGTTGTGATTCCGGTTACGGTCGTGAACGTGTTGTCTGTCCAGTACACCGGAGCCGGACCCGCCGCCGTCGTCAAGTTCGCGGTCGTAATTGCCGATGCTGGCGAATACTGAACCAAAATGTAAATTGCTTGCGAACCCGAAGCATTGGCCGCAGCATAGCTAGTCGGATAGGTTGCACCGACGAGTGCCGAACCCGGAGTCGTTCCACTCTGAGGGGTCACTCCGATATACCGCTGTCCGAGAATTTGATTTTCACCAATCCCCGCATACGGCGCTAGGCCGAGTGTGGGATTGTACAAGTAGGTCGCCACGTTCCCTGTGTCGATCTGGAGAAGTTGGTTGCTTGGATTGAAAATCGCCATTCTATTCTCTCCTTTCGCTCACAGAGCCGAGAATACGAGACGGAACATCAGTCTCGGGGCTGACACAACAAGGTTTCCGGCGAAGAAATACTGACCAGCAACGTCGTCGGAATTCTGCGCTTCCTTCCATCCCGAGAAGCCAAACTGGTACTTCGGAATGTCGGAAACGTAGAGGTAGATGTACGAAGTATTCAATCCGTAGATCGGATACCCGGTCGTCAGCAAAACGGGCATGTACTGGTCAACCACAACCTGAGCGCCGTTCCAGAAGAAACTACGGAAGCCAATATGCACGTCCGAGGTTTCGTCATTGAATCGCTGCTGCGGTTGCAGTTTGCTCCAGAACGCATCCCACACTGGCTGAGTCGTTACCAGCATGTCCGGCTTTTCTTGGCCGAACCATGCCGATCCGAAAGCCGTCTGCACCGCGCCTAGAGAAAAGGCCGCTGGTGCAGCGTAGTAAGAGTTGATGCCGTTGTTCGCTCCGGTCGCAATGTCAGCGCGGTTGATGCCGCCGTAGGCTGCGTAGTTCGTTCCATCGTCAATGGCTTCCGTAAAACCGTCAAGGTCGATGGTTGAATTCAGAGACGAACCCGCCGATGGCGTGTCGCCACCGTCACCGTAAAGATTCACGCCAAGTAGCTTTGCCATCTTGCCCGAAGCGTTAATCATCTTCGAGGCAACAAAGCTCATGGCGGCTGCACTGCCACGGTTGAGAATCTGATCCTGCCCGTAGATCGACACGTTCACGTAGTAGTTCTTGATTTTGAACTGCAACGCTGTGTCGGTTTCTACTGCGGAAACATCAAATGCTTGCCCGCGCTGGTACGCTCCACCTTTCAGTTCGGCGTACATAATGTTGTGCATGATCGTCCGACCACCCGTGAACTCGAACTTCCGCTTGGTCTTCAACCGAGTCAGAACAGGGCTGTTCTTGTACACGTTGTCCGTCAGGTACGGAACAATCATGTCGTTCGTTTTTCCCGTGATATCGTTCCACGTAAGCATAAGTAGTTTCCTTTGTTGAACTTAACTGTCGGCTTTCACCGTTTCCTCAAGCTCAATCGGACTCTGCTCACATGGCTTTCCGACTGACTTGTTCCCTGTCAACCTCTAGTGGCTCTGCTCCTCGGCTTCCACTCGGTCTACAGTTGCGGGTGCTTCGGGGTTCCGCTTACCCTTTACCTTCGGCCTGAAGCTGTGCTGCCGCTTCCAGCGCCTTGCCCTTCAACAGAGACTCCAGATCGCCTTCTTTTTCGGCGCTTCTCTCCATCATTTGTCGCAATGCACCCTTCCGCTGCTCGTCGGGCGGGATGAACTCTTCTCCGCCGCCTCCCGGCATACCTCGCATGGATGCCGCCAATTCCTTTGCCCGCTTCTCAACTCTCTCGTCCTCTTCCTTCTTTGCCTTGAAGGGGGCCAAAATCTTTTCTTTCATAGCGAACGGATCGAAGTTCTGTTCTCTCGACATCGTTTCGAACAAATCCTTCTGGCGCTCGGCTGTCCAAGGCTGTCCAGTTTCCTTTTCAAACTGGCTGGCGACTACTGCGGTCGCTGCGGAGAATCCGGCCACGAACGGAATCGTTTTGGTGTTGAAGTCCGACTCCTTGGTTTTCCACTGTTCGTTGAAGGTTTCTTCGGCCATCGCCTTAGCTTGGCTCTTGACCACGGCTTCAAACTCTGCCTTGCTCAAACCGCCGTTGGCCTTCACAATTTCGGTTACGCGCCTATCCAGTTCTGCCGGGTCCATGTCGCCTCCTGCTACCGCCGCCTTCTTCGCTTCGTCAAGTTGCTTCTCAAGTTCCGTTTTCTGCTGAGTCCAGAGTTCTTCGCCTTCATCATTCACAATGCCCTTTTCTACAAGAGCGTTGTAAATGGGAACATTGCGGTCAGCCCACGCATCCAACTCAACTGCGCGTGCCTTCGCCGTTTCAAACTCCGTTTCCTTAGACTTGAACTCGTTCAACTTGCGGCTGTAGTCATCCTGCCGAAGCCAACCCTCTTTCAGTTCTGGATGTTTGTTGACTGTGGTTTCAAAGAGCTTTCGTTCATCAGCACTAAGCTGACTCAAGGTTTCTTCAAATGTCTTTACGGCCATACTCTCGTTGCTCCTTCCGTGTTTCGTCACGGCTCCGGTGCGCTACGATTAGCGGTTAATGTTTACCCCGGCATTTGGCCGGGGATCGGTGGTAATGGAGGTTGTGGCCCTGCTCCCGGTCCCCCACCCGGCCCTGCTCCCGGTTGCGGAGGCGCGTTCATGCCGGGAGACTGTGGTCCCTTCTGTTGTGCCATCGCCAGTCCAACCTTCAACGTAGCAATGGCCTTCATTGCGTAAGGCCGGAACGCCTCGTCCTGTACGCCCATGAGAATCTTTTCAACGGTGCTGGTCGCTACTTCAACCGGACTCTTATCGGCCTGCTGCTGCGCTTGCCCAATGCCGGGACCGAATGCTGGACCGCCCGGAGGCCCCATCTGCGCTTGAGCCTGCGGAGACATCGGTGGACGTTCCATTGCTGGCATTGTTAGACCTTCTCGCCCGTCTGCATCGTTCCGGTCTTGACGTTTACGCCAATACCCTTGTGGTTGCTCGTCGCGTCCGACATCTGATTGATGTACGTTCCAACAGGCTGAAACTCACCCTTTGGAAGTTTTGGATGCTCTGAAGGAATGTGATGACCGCCACACCCAATCACTTCGCTCATCGCGCTCTTCTTATCTTTTGCCATGTGATCCTCTGTGGTGAAGGGGCAGGTTATTGCGCCTGCCCCGGTTTCCCTACTCAGCCGGGTATCCCGGCCACGGACTAACGAGCCTTCTTGGAACGGCCAGCCTTGCGGCCCTTGTGCCGACGATCAACCATGATAAAGGCTCCTTTCTGGGTTTCGTCCCGGTTTTTTAGTCAGCAGCGATGTTCTGCGCCGGGTGGCCTGCACCACCATAACGATCTCCAGATAACCGGAGGTCCAGCAAGAGCAAAGAAATGCCGCTCGGTTTCCCGAACGGCTGTCAGTTCCATCCCGGTTGCCCGGAGTCCCTGTCCTCTGCCTCACTGTAGATAATCTTTATCCACGGAGAGCAAAGTCCGCAACAACAAAATACTTCGTTACTTCAATTTCTCTTTCATTTCTCGAAAAATTGAAATCACTCCGCCGTTGTCCGCGAAGTCGATAGTCACACGGCCAGCGGATTTCGCCATACGTGCCTTCTGTAAGGCCGCAAGAATCTTCGGAAGATCGAGTTCTTCGAACTTGTCGTGCTGCAATTCAGGAGAATTCATCTATTTTTTCCCGCCGTGCCCGCCGGGTTGTATACCCGCTGCCGCCATCGCTTGAGCCTGAGCCTTCATTTCCTCGGACAACTCTGCGTCATTCTCAGCCAAGTTAATATTCCAATCCAACTGCTCATACAGTTTCTTCCGAGAGAGGTCTTTGTTCTTGCGGAGTGCAAAGCAGATTTGGGTACGATCTTGGCGCTGGACGTTCAACAAAGTTCCCTTTGTACATTTCAGAGTGAAGCGACGGACAAAGGATTCTGAATTGATGCCGTCAGGAATCAACGTGCCGGGATTGGCGTCCATATCTTCCTTGGTCAACCCCTTTGGCCCAAGCATCTCCATGCGATGCGCGGCATGGTGAAACTGTAGAGACTCGCCAACCCACAAAGTTCCAACGGTATCTACAAAATCCTCCATGTTGCGGCCCATCAAACGAATCGGCGTGCTCTTGGAGAACGTGATCCTGTCCAACGTGTCGGCACCCGGAACCTGCTTCTTTCCCGAAGCCTGATCCATAGCCGAACCGCTACTCATTTGTTTCATCGACTTCTCAACTATTCCGTATGCGGTTAGAACATACGTCGGAACATTCGGGGGCTGCTGCCATGATGGAGGCGACGGAGCGTTCTGACTGTAAGACACCTTCAGTCCCGGCTTCGAACTGTCAATCGCTCTCAATGCTTCTGGGTGAATGGCACTTTTTGCCGCAAGCAAAGCAGGATTGACGGCCTTCTTAACGCACTGAAGCAAGCCCGCCATGATCTGATTCAAAATGTCCTGCTGCGACATCCACGGCTTGACAACGCTCATCGCGTACTTCTGCCACGGAACTGCGTAGAGTCCGAGAACAGCGAACGGGAACTTGCGGTGGTAGTACGGATTCGGTTCGTCGTAGAGCGTGACAGAGTTCGACCGGACAATCAACCTGCCGCGAGGGTAAAGAGGCTGTCCCGGCTTCACCCAATAGCCCCAAACCGCCTCCTTTGGCCCCATCCATATCACGTTGGCCGAAGAATTGATTGTCGAGTCCTTCATCCAGAACTCGCGTACCTCAGCGGTCGGATAGACACTCTCAATCGAATTCCTTTCGGAAATCCCCATCAACCGTCGCATACCCAGAGACAGCGTAGGGTAGAACTGAGGCGAGACCGTGACTGGCGATTGTGTATCGACGCTGTACTTGCCTCTCTGTTCCTCCGGCCTTACCAGCGGTCCCATCCTCGGGAACGCCCGCTTGATCCACTCCAGCGTTCTAACCTTGCGGTAGATGACGCATTCATCGTCCTGAAGGTTGTCTCCACCTTCCCCAAGCCGTAAGAACGAAGAGATTGGGCAATACTCGAAGGAGATGTCTCCATCGGAAATATCTCCGCTATAGCCCTTCGCAAACGGGTTCCAGTAAATTTTCGCCGGAGCCGAAGTCAACATCCCGAACATCGTGCAGAACGCTAGTGACCGTTCGAAGTGGGAGTTCGCTGCCCAGCCTTTCGCAAGACGGTTTTCAATGTCAACAACCTTGGAGTAGTCCCCAGACCCACCCGCATCCTCGACTTGAAACATCGGCTTCACGTCTGTCAGAAGCCCGATTGTCTCCCAGAACATTGCCATAAATTCGTTTGACACTGGCTTTGCCCGGTATGCAGGCATGTTCTCTCTCCACTGCATCCCTCCGAGATAGTCGAGAGCAGAGGAAATTTCCTTGATCTCGGGGACTTCCTGCTGTGCGGCTACGGCTTCCTCGAAGGCGCTGTCCGTCCACGCGCCGAGTCTCGTGTAATATTCGGACAGATTTTTTCGGCTTGAGTCGCCGCTACTGTCTCGTTCGTTCGGAATAATCTCGGGAAAAGTTACGAGCGCCATGAGTTAGAGCCTATCTCTAAAACCAAGAATTTTCGAGTCCATTCTTCAAACACCGGGACACCCACACGGCTAACGGCATATTCTCCGCACGCGCTCGATCTGAGGCATTGGCAAACTGATCTTCAAGGTTTACTACGACTCTCCCCACACTCATCCCTTCATATGCCTTCAAATCCTTCACTGCGGCCTCGGACAACTGCTTCGCTTCCTTGATCTCCTCTGTCAACGCATAGACCATGCCGTAGAGATGGCTTCCGTTCTTCGGACGTTCCTTCAAGATCGTGGCAAGCCGATGAAGGTCTGTCTCCCCTACAACCAGCACTTCTCCCTCAGCCATCATGCTCAGGACTCCGGCCACGGTCGCATCGGCCTTATCTCCGAATCGGCTCTGGATGGAGTTCTTGACTCTTACAGGCACGTTAACCGTGATCGGGGTATGGTTCGGCTGATTGACTGATTTCTGTTGCTCCATCTTGAACTCGATCTGAGGACGGAGATCGAGAAAATCTTGCATGTCGGCCCACTGGTGTTCTGCAACCTTCGAGCATTTCAGTATCCGGCCTTCCGCTACAATTTCGTTCGTGTCGCCCGTGGCTCTCTTGCATGACGGACACGAATATCCTGTTCTAAGTGATGGCATCTAATTTCCTCCTATCGCTGATCTCAACATCCAGTGCTTGAAAATCTCAACTAAGTACAGACACTCCGCAAGTGTCATCCCGTTGTCCAGAGACCCCGCTATCTCTTTCGATTCGAGTTCGTAGAGAACCAGAACCTTCCTCATGTCGGGAGCCAGTTTCAATGCTTTTTGAAGGCACTCTTCGGCAGTATCTTCGTCGTTACGCTTTGGCATCACGGTCAGCATCTACTATCTCCTTGCACTCAACAATTGGAACCTCAAACCGCTTGCCGTCGTTCTTACAGGGAAACTGGACTGAATTGTAGTGAGTAGAAATCAGTTCCCCTTTTTTCAAAGCTACGGACAACATCCGTCCACACTCTAAACACATCGAGTTTGGATACACAACAACTTTACTCACGTTCCCTCCGAGTCCAAAATTTGGACTGACTCACCACAGCCGAGCCAAAGCCCCGGCCTTTGCCAAACGCATCATTCCCCTCTGAAATTCAGGACCGTGAGATTTCTTTGGAGGAGTAACCCAAAGTCCAATTTGTAAGTGAACCATCTCGTGCAGCAACGTCATGTAGGACTGCTCTACATCATCCCAAAGCCGCGTGTTGATTAAGATCAAATGCTTTCCTTCGCACTTTCCGTAGGACTTCGGAATCTGGCTGCACTTCATCATTCCGTGAACGTGGCAAGCTCCGCTGGCATCGTGATTCAACTCGTAGTGCCAGTCCACAACCGTATCCTTCGGCAATATCCCGTCAAAATACTTGCGGTTGTACTCGTTGAACTTCCGCTTCATCTGAGCGTTCATGCTTCTTGCCTCGCGTACTGTGCAAACAATTCTATCTTCGCTTTCTTTCTTTTACACCCAACGCCATGCTTCAGGATCATTCTCAAGTTCCTCTTGCTGCTCCTCAAACTCCGCAATCGCCTCTGCTGTTATGTCCTCCTCAGGCATCCCTTCTTCGAAGTGAAGCCTTCGGGCCGTACCGTCCTTATCGTGGATGGGGCTGTAGTCGATTGATTGATAGTCCGATGGAACCTTATGCTTCTTCCCGGCCAACTCCACCGTCGCCGTCGCTCCTGATGTTCTCTCAATCATTGATCCAGGGTGCTTGCCCGCAATTCTCTGCGCTTCGTTCTGCGAAGTCGTCTCTGCAATCTTTGTTCTCCAACGGTCAAGGATCGTGAAGCGGTTTGCTTCTGCCGGAACCTCTTGGGACTTGTCCCTTTGCCGTTGCGTCTCTTCTCCATCGTGCCCACAGTACAGCGCGATATGCAGCGCCATCACCAAGTCAGCGTGAGCGCCTTCCTCATTTTCTTCCGCTCCGTCTTCGGTGAAATCTTGGAACTCATCGACTGTGAACTTGTCCCGAATAATCAGAAGATCATCTATCAAGACTTTCGACATCTTTGACATCAAACCACGCTTAGACTTGTAATCAGTCCACCAGCCAATTATGTCGGTCATGAAGTGCTTCAACCTGTCCATACGCTTGAACCGAAATATGTTCTCGTATTCGAGTTGCCGGACAAGTTCGTTGTTCGTGACCATCCCCATTGAATTTACTTCGACAGCAGCGAGTGCTTCGTTGTACATCCAGCCAATTGCAAGCACCTTTTCGGCAAGCGATTGAGGATCAATGTATCCGTGCCACATGGCTACCTGCTCATCTTTTTGGTAGCCACTGCTCATCTTTAGAACCTGAATTGCAGAGTAGTGTCCTCCGTCATTTCCAAGTGACACGTCCACACCCATCACATATTGTTCTTTTTTGATCGGAAGTTCCCAAATGTGGAACCTGTTTTCAGTTTTGGGGTAGTGAATCTCTTCCGTTTTTTCTACTCTGTGAATGTGAGTGACTGGCTTCCCGGCCTTGAAGTCGTAACTGATTTCTCCAATCCACAACGGCTTCATTATCTTCTTGCTGAGTTTGTTGATGATGCCACGGGGATAAGCCGTGATGACTCCGGTCTGAAAACTCTCCTCTGCGTTTGCCGAATTGTGAACGAGGATTCCGTTTGCAGAAAACAGATGGGAGTTAGCTACTGTGATGTCGAAAACTTCCTCTTCGCCTTCGGGAGAGACAGAGATTACTTCATCCTGAAACACGATTTTTGCCTGTGGCCGCCCAATCTTCTTTTCGACAACCCTCTGGCGACTACGCTTCCTTTCACCGATAAATCCTATTTCCTCGCAGAACCGCCTAGCTTCGGCTGCCCGCAAGTCAAGAGCATTCCCAATGAACATTCCTCCTCTGGGATTTTTCTTATTTTGACTAACTAGCCTCGACGTGATCCCAAACCCAAGCAGCAACACTTGAATGTTTCGTAGAAATTCTTTCCCTTTTGCGAATAGCGATACGCGGCTGCCTTCATATCCACAGAATCCGTCGGCCTCAAACAGACCACGCAAGAACTCTTTGACGATATGCTTAGGTGATTTGAAAATGATTTCCGGCACCATAACGCGACGGTGCGGCTTTTCCTTTTGCCATATTCCCATCCGCTTGAGTGTGTGTGCGAACTCTGCACAGCCGACCGATATATTCACTCCTCTCTGTTTAGTTCCAGACGGTCTTGCGTGGCAAATTCCAAAATACTTCGTCATCAAACGGCTGATGTCTTCGACGACATCTTGATCCTTTTTGTTGCAAGCAAAGATCACAGACGTATGGTGATAGCAACCATCTCCCATAAAGTACCCAAGAAATCTGGCAATATCCTCATCGACAAGGATGGAGCACGATATATCGAATGGTTCTTTCCACTCAATGCGTTGTAGGCTTTTCCCAAATTCTGGTGGACAAAGCGTTACGGTATGCCCACTTAAATCTCCCAGTTGAATATCGCCACTGTCTAATGTCGGAACACGATGCTCAAACGTACCGACTACGTTGTAGCCTAATTTTGTGACAGCCCTATAGACCTTGGCAGTTCCCTGAGGCAGCCAGTTGGTAATCGCATTTCCTCCAGCCGAGAGGTCTGCGTGGCTCTTCAATTCCCCGATTGGGACAAGTCCGCTGCTAGTCGAAATTAGGGTTGATCCAATCAGACAATATTCCTGCGCGAACATCTTGTCGTCGCCGTGCGTAGCTATGAAACCTTGAAGTGTCTTGCGTCTCCAGTTGAGGACTTCATCCTTAATGAAGAATCCGTTTTCCTCTTTAATCTGGGTCCGCAATAGACGTTCATCTTCCGTCAGAACAAAAGTCTCGCCTTTCGGAATCGGAAGTGAGTAAGTTTTCTCACGGCGGTAGAACGGAATGTAAATCGGCCTCCAGTCAATGTCTCCCGACTCTGCCTTGCGCCACAGATTGTGCCACGGATTATTTCTTCCTTTCGGGGTAGAGATCATCACGTAGAACCCATTCGCAGAGTTCATCGTAGGAAACAGAGCAAGCGTAAGCTGCTTCGCATCACTCCAGAATGCCAATTCGTCTAGGTGAGCATACTTGAACGTCTTTCCTCTTCCGGCCCCGGTCGGCTTGTTTCCGTTATCTACATAGATTCTTGTTTTCAAACCGGGACGAATGTCGCGTAGTTGGTCGTCTTTCTCATCAAAGTCAATGAACTTTCCAGCCTCTTGATAGCGGATTCTAGGACGCATCCACCACGGCAGGAAGTCCAACGCCGCCGCATACATGTCAACGATGAACCGGGACTGATCTGCGTCTTGAGCAACAATCAAGGTGTTGACGTGCTTACTAAAGATTGTCTTGTGAAAGATTTCTCCGCCAATGTAGGTGCTTCCGCCCATCTGACGAGCCTTGTCGATGATGGCTTTTACTTTTCCATCTTCTATTTCTAAACGTCTGAATTCATCGTGGAGAATTTCCTGAGAATCCCAGAACGGATATAGACCCGTGAACCCTTTGTCTTCGGTTTTGATCGCATAATAATTACTCAGGAAATAACGGCAGTCCGTCATGCAGTGAAGAATTTCTTGGTCAAGCCAATCGTTGTCACTAGCCGATAGGTGATCTCTTGCTTGATCCGAATCACCTTTGTACTTTTGAAGGTGAAGGTCCAGAATTTCGATGATCTCAGCTAAGTACGGGTTGGCTCGATTGATTGACTGCATGGCTAACCATTCTCCTCTTCCCCGTCATCCTCATCATCGTCATCATCGCCAGCATCAATCTCTTTCGGGACTCCGATAACTTCCGGGGGAAGAAGGTTATGTTCCTCTGCCTTTTTCCGAAGCCTAGACAGACGCTCCTCATAGGTTTCCGCCCCGCTCATGTTTGCGATCTGGTTTACCGGATTGAAGTTGTTCTCAACTAACGGACCCTTCGGCTGCTGTGTGGCAACGATGGAGTTCAACACCCGCATTGCTTCCAAACGGGTAATTTTGTCTTCCATTCGCACTACGTTTGTCTTTCCGGTTTTTTCGTTCTTGACCTCAACCAACTCCGTCGCGGCCAGCAAATTATGTAAAGTCTCTTTGGCTTGAGGAATCGAGGAAATTACAAGGTCGCGCAAGGACAGATCAAACTCTACTCGGTCGTTCCGCTTTCGGTAGGCATCGACCTCCACAATAGACTGCTTGGCCGTCGCTACAGAGATGCCCTCTGACTTCGCAACGGCCTTTGCAGCTTCTTCTGGAGAACCACCTACGGCCTGCGCCTTGAGCCATCTCATCAGATGGAGTGGATTGTCCATCAGGCTCTTGCGGTAGACCTCACGTACTCCTTGCTTCTTAGGCATTATGCCTCTTCCCCTACGGCTGCACGCGGTTCATCTTCGTTGTCCGGCTCAATTCCCCTAGCTCGGAGTTCTTCCAAAGCCTGAGCATCCATTATGTCCTGTTCATCCTGCTCAAGAATTCTCAAGTCCGTATCTTCCGGCTTGGCTGGTTCTGCGGTTGGAAACTTGTCCCAAACCGGAGTCGGGAACGGTGGTGCTCCAGTTGAAGGAGGCATCGTTGACGCTCGTCCTAGAGGCGGTTGCGGATTCTCTTGTCCAAAATTTGGATTCGCAGCCTGCGTAATCGACCGCATGAAGGACAACTCACCATGTACCGCTACTAGAGATGCACGGGCCTCATAGAGACGCATGGTGACTTCTTTGATGGCTGTGTTGGTTTTAATTAAGACCGTAACGAGGTCTCTTACTAGCCTCCACACACCATTGATTCCTCGCACAATGTAGAAGACAGCTACGAGGAACAAGGCCGTCGCCAGAACGCTCAGTAGAACTACATCCAACACACTCACACGACTACCTCACTCGGCCTCACAGCCGTACATTCAGCCGTCAACATCACGTTGACCTCTGTCTTGTAAGAGCACCCTGTCTCTTTGTTGTGACACTCGTAGCGGATACACTCAACTCCGCGACGGCTCTTGATGACTTGCGGTTTCAAAATGCTTCCGCACGTATGACATGCCACGTCAGCGGCAACCAGTGGTGAATGGTCGGGAACAGTTTTCTGCAAGGTGTTTCTCCTTTGAAGCAAGATAGATAGCTTGTTGAATTCTCCAACTTCCGAACAGCCTCAACACTTCCTTTTTTCGAACATCGTTCACTCGGTCAATAAAGAATGTCCCGGTCAGATGATCGAGTTCGTGTTGAGCCACAACCGCATCCATGCCTTGAAGTTCGTACACTTCTCTCCAATGAGGATTCTGCGATGTTCCAAACTCAATCTTTATTTTCTGAGGACGGGGAACCTTACACCCGTTGCCGACCGGAGGGATGCTCAAGCACGCTTCAAACCCGTCAATCTCGTGCCCATACATCTGAACAATCTCGGGATTCACAACGTCTACAACGCTGCGATCTCGCATCTCCATGACGAAGAAATTTTTGAACACTCCTACCTGCGGAGCGGCCAACCCTGAGCCGTTGTTCTGCCGCATGATACTCAGCATGTAGGTTCTCAACTCCGGCAAAGAGTCGTACTCATCGAACCCTACATCTTCGCACTTGTGGTTTATCATTTGCGGCCCGTAGATCAGCAACCGCTCTCGCTTCGGAATCTCGATCATGGCTGTTATCTCGGAACTAAGATGCTCGGCTGCTTCGTCGCCGTCTTGATAAACGCTTCAACGGCTTCCGGCATAGGCTTCTTTGCGAATGCCTGAAGCCGTTCGAAATCTTCTTTCTTCCAGTTTTCGATTGCGATCCGGTGAACGTGACACGGAATGGAGTTCGTACACTCGCACCCAAGAAACGTATTCAACCGTCGCCTTGCTTCCTTCTTCCACTCGAAGTGCTCAGGCTCAGTCGGCATCAACAGATAATCAGCGGCGCAAGAGAGTCCATCCCCCCTCAGTCCGCAAGCCTTGCCTAGAATCATCAATCCATTCGGCGTGTTTGCCGGACAGACCATGTAGCCGATGTTCTTCCAAGTCCGTCTGCCTTTGGAAACTTCCTCTGTGACCGGGACCGCTATAGGCTCCGGTTCAACGTGAATGTGTGCTTCCCCGCGCCTGTCTATGACCTTGAACCCGTGTTCCTCAGAACTGGACATCGTAGACACCCTCCGAAATCTTCCGCACCGTTTCCCCCGGATGCAGGCAATATGCAAGAATCAATTCCTTCGAGTAGGGAACCTCTCCCAACCCAACCTTCTTCTTCTCTTTGTCTTTGTGCTGGTAAAGAACCAAGCAACCGTGCTCGACTGCCAGTTCCCCTTTTTCAATCTCGACAGGAGTGCCACTTCCGAGAGTCAGTTTCAATTTGCCTTTCCTTTCTCTGATTTACCCATAGAACTCAGTTCGGCCTGCGCCTCCTCGTGCATCTTCTTTTCTATCTCCCGGTTTCGGTTTTCTTCTATTGAGTTGATGAACATCTGTTTGGCAATTTGAAGAATTCCCAAAGTCCATGCGACATTCCCATTCGTGCGAAGGGTCTCAACCGCCCCGAACTCGGTCTCAACAATAATGATTATGTTGGAGTTCTTCCATCGCTGCATGACCTTCATTGCCATCGTTGCAAAGTCCGCTCCCGGCTCGTCTGCCATTAGTTCGGTTTCCTTTCGACGTGAAGCACCATTGGCCGCTCGTTTGGAACGATCTTGATTGTCGGACGGCAGAAGCACCCACGATTACATTCGTGCGCTCCGAAACTGTATCCGTCCTGAGTTTCAAAGCAGGGAACAATGTGAACATCTCCATAGTCTGTGTTGGAATAAAGAATCTTCTCATCCGAACTTACCAACCGAATCGCGTTTTGTTTGCGATCTTCAATAGCGATGGCCCACATTGTTCCCTCCATTCCGTACTGTTAACGAATAACTCGCCCTGAACCTAAAGGGTACAAGGCAAAATTTCCTGACACGAGACTGAGCAACATTATCAGGATGATGACAGCGAAGATCACGTTCACGATCCAGCGCATCGGTGGAGGAACTGGTATCTGCTGCAATATCCACCACACGACTGCGGCGACAATGCAGAGAATTACGAGATTGATAAGCAAGCCCATACACTTCTCCTTTACTGCTTTACCAAGCCTTACCTTCGTGCATCATCCACATGTCCGAGACGCCTAGACCTGCTCCGCCCGGATCGTTGTAGTCGAAGAACGCATACGGCATCCAGTAGCATCCACGATCCGTGCGCCCAGAAATAGACAGACCGAACACCGTTCCCCACGAGTTCTGTACAAACACGCCGCCGCCTGTGCCATCGGGGAACGCAATCGTGTCGTCGTAGTCGAGCACAAGCTGGGCATGTTCGCCGAGCAAGTTCTCTGACGTGGTAGGCATTGGCATAAACCCGGTGTTGGTGAGTTGATCGCCTTCAAAAGAGTCGTACACGTTGATTCCGATGCCCACAGCATATCCGCTGGCAATCGACATCTTGACTTCTTGGATCGTCGGCAGGGAGTGGTACGGACCACCCTTGTAAGCCAGCGCTTCCGCGTACTGCTCCGGCGTCGGAGTAGTCGAGTAGTCGCTGTCGTTATACGGTTGCTGAGATTCAAGGCAGCATCCAAGCTGATTGAGCGTCACGAAGGTTTGGTGGATGCTTGACCCTGCATCCGTGCCTAGGTCGCCGTCTGCGATGAGGTTGGTAAGATAGGCGAAGTCGGCAGAGGCCATGAAATCAGCCACGGCGACCGTTTGGTTCTTTTCCCACATGAACAGCTTGCGGTACATCCAATCGCGGTATTCCGCTTTAAGTTGTCCGGTGCAGCTTCCCTCTTGCCCTTGATCCCTGATCTTGCCTGCCCACTGTGAGGTTGTAGCTTTCGGCGGGAGCACAAGGTTGGTCGGAGCGTTCAACCGCAGCAACTTCTTTGCGGGATGATACGGATTATCGTGGAACAAACCAAAGCGGTGTCCACCCGGAGACAACGGTAAAAAGCTCATCTTCTTCTCCAATCACACAAGCGGCCCTTTCGAGCCGCCATCTCTTAGTTGATTGCTACCGGAGTCAACGAACCGTCCGTCGCCACAATCTTGTTCCACCTGTCTTTGAACTCCCGACTGGAGTCGCCCCACCTCGTCACATGAACAGGTGTCACCGACCGTCGAGGATGACCCGCGTTAACGCTTGCCGGAGTAGATGCTGGCAGCATGGCGAGAATCGATTCAATCGTGCCAATTCCCAAGTCCACAAGCGCGAGGATTCCAGCACAATTGGCGCTGTCGCCGTCTAAGCCGCTTACGTGAGCGACCTTTCCATCATTGACGACCGCAGCGCAGATCGGAATCAGGTTCAGGTCATCTTCGACGATATTCAAAGCCTCAATCGCGTCTTGCGCCGGAGTTCCCGACTTCCAAGCCAAAACCGCTGCACTTGCCTTCTCCGTATCCGTCTTGATCTTCGTAGCCAGCGCCGTGTTGCCCTCAATCGCCGCGATACTCGCCGTCGCATTCCCCAAGACCGTAACCAACCCCGACAGCGCCGTGTTTGTTAAACATGCAGTCATCATCCCGCACATCAGGACCAAGACCGCCATCAATACCACTCCAAAAACTCTCTTCATAAAATTCCTCTTCTCAACCCTACAGCGTTAACTGCCCTCAGTCCAAATTTCAGACTCGCCGCCAAATCCAACCCTAAGCCGCTAAACTCCCAACCGCCTCCAACAAATCCGCCACCGTAACCAACCTCACACTCCACCCTTCCCCAAACTCAACCCCAAACTGATCCTCTAACTCAATCGCTATCTGCGCGAACTCCAACTCGTCCATTCCCAAATCCTCACGCAGATCATCGTCCAACTTCAAATCTTCCATCTTGTACCCGCTGATCTTCTCGAAAACCTCCAACACCATCCCCTTCACACGCTCCTTATTCATACCCCCTCCCAAAACTCGCTTCCCAACTCTTCCCCGCCTCAAACTGATCTTGCTCAACCTTAACCCCACAACCCGTCGTGAAGTGGTCCCCCATCCATTTCAACTCCCACTTCTTTCCGCACCCGCACTCCAACTTCACCACAGCCCCAACAGCTTTCGGAACCCTCGCAACCAAATTCCCTCCGCACTCGCACGCAAAATTAAACGCCGTCAAATCCTCGCCCGAGGCCGCTAAGTCAATCCCAACTACACACCCCGGAACCAATGCCGCACTTCCAAACCCCAACATCTTCAGAAAACCCCTTCTGTCCTGCATTTCAAACCCTCCCAAATTCCTACACTCAAATCTTGCCAACATACTACATCAAACTTCCCCATTATCAAAACTTTTCCCTTGACACATACCATTCCCGTCAAACTCTCTAAATGAAAATTAGGAACATCAAAACAAAAAACAAAACTTCTGCGCTGACCAGCATAGTCCCTCCGCCGCCGCCATACCCCCATACCCCTTGATCCGAGTCGGGGAGCGTGGTGGGGTGGGCGTGGCTGCTGCCGTGGGCGGGCGGGCGGGCCGTGGGGCGTGGGCGTGCCCGGAGCGGGGCGGGGCATGGGGCGGGCTGGATGGATGGCAGGGGCCGGGGCGATCTGGCGAGGAAGGAAGCGAAGGCGCGGCGATCCGGCGCGGCTGCGTCGTCGTGCGCTGCTGGATGCTGACAAGGATCGGCGCGGCTGCGTCTGGTCTCCTGCTGGCGGGTGCGCTGGCTGTCGTCGTCTGGTGCTGGTGCTCTCTCTGTAATGCCTCACTGTGCGCCGCTGTGCCTGTCCAGTCCCTACGGCGAAAGCAAGGTGCCTCAGTACCACCCAAGTCTTAGCGGCGCGTCCTGGGGCTTCCTACGGGCCTGTTTTGAGGCACAACAAAGCCCACGGCGAACCGTGGGCCGTTTCCTCCTACTCTCCTGCTAGATCAATCCAGCTGCTAACAGAGGCGACGGGCAACCGTGCTCGCACCTTCCGTCTGGCTCGACCTGGCAATCGTGGATGCAAAGCGCGGTCACTACGCTATCGCTGCACTCGCCTTCGAGCGCATCCTCGACTGATTCATACCCGTTATCCTCTGCCCACTCACGCAAGCTGATACGGTTCGGGTTGCGGGGCTTGGGTGCGTGTGATCCTGATACCTGTGGTGTGCTTGCCATGTTCTTACCCTCCTGCCGCTGTGCGGCTCTACTCTGTGAACAGACTCGGATTGTCGCCAGTACCGAAGAACAGAGGCGCGTTGCGCTCCATGTTCCCTGCCTTGGCGCTTACGTCGGCTTTCGGCTCCAGCAGCTTGGCCGTCAGTTCCTCGCCTGACAGTTCAGCTACAGCTTCCGCTTGCGCTTCGATGTGCTGGCTCATGCCGTCCAGTACGTGAGAGTCTATCGGCTTTGCTGCCTTGTACCTCACGCCGTAACCTCCCTTTCCCTTAGCGCCATGAGCTCCATTTCGATCATGGCGGGCTGATACCAGCGGTCTCGCTGTTCTACCGCTCCGTATTCCGTCGAGTACCACATCTGAGCGATGTAGTTGTACACGTTCCAAAATTGCTCAGGCATCTCTATTACCTCCGCAACTACTTTCCCACGGTTTTGCGGCTCCGTCTAGCGCCCGAACAGAAGCCGCACGATTACGCCCGCCAGCCACCCAACCACGGCCAGCGCCAAACCAAACGCGCCAGCCGCAGCTACTACCAGAAAAAAGCCCGCAATCATCGCACGCACCGCACTATCAATCGGAAGATCGCGCCCCAAATCGGAAGCGATAAAACAATCGCCATGCCGAGGCCAACGAACGCATTTCCGTCCTGTTCCTCGTGCTGGACCTGGGTTTCGTCTTCGGTGAGAGTTGAGGCCACGGTTTCCGGCGCCCAACTTGCCTCCTCCGCCGCTCTGCACTCCGGGCAAATGCCGTGCGTTACCCAATCGGCGGGACCGTCTTTCTCGCCCATGAACTTCTTACACCATCCACAAAGGATAATCATTATCGCGCCTCACTTTAGCAGTTTGAACGCCAATACTGCCATTGTTGGCAAGCTCATTGAAGCAAACTTGCCTTTGTTTTCACCGTTTACCGGTCACAGCGCAACTCCTTGCGGTTCTACCGCTTCGCCAAGGTGACAGTTGCCGCCGTACTTCCATGCTCCGTTGTGCTTGTAGAGTGTCGCCCATGTTGCCCGACCGCCGACGCTAGAGACTGGCTCACCGATCTGCACTAAATCGTTGCGCCATGTCGCCGGGGGCAGCACTTCAAGGAAATACATATACAAGTCTTCGCTTACTTCGTCGCCAACCTGCAAGTATTTCCCAAGATCAACCTTTGCCTCGTGCCAACCTTCCATTGTCTTAGTCGCCATTGCAATTACCCTCCACCGCCAATCTACCACCCGCCGCTCAGACCGCAAGAGGCCGTCAGTAAACCTGCCCATCCTTCGAGCACCACCACCCGCCAGCTTTCCGCCACCCGCAGTCCGAACCATGTTTGGGACAGCCACCTATCTCCGGGGCCGCTGCTGTTTTGATCGCA